TGCCTGCACTTACAGCATACGTTCTAACGATTCAAAAAAGCAAGTTTTCCCTAAAACTGGAGAACGGCATAAAACCTCAACCCGAATCATAGTGAATCTGTACCCAACCTTGTCTACGAATCACCATGAATCTATTTGAAGAATACATCATATACTCATTACGAAAGAACGAGAATGAAGGTGTGATACCACGCCCACGTATGAGCACGATACCACACCTACTCAATCATCTAGTCAGGAAATTCCTCTTCCCACATACTTACCACATATCCTGACTTACCGCTGAGCCATGTTTCTAATGCAACTTCACACCCGGAACGCACACCTGTGTATATGTCAGCACGAGGAGAACAACCGTTGGAGTCAGGATAAGCATTATTTAAATCTTTTATGGTAACACTCCCACCCTCAACAATGTTGCCCTCAAGCTCTGAAGCCAAAACCACAACTTCGCAGGAATTATCAGAATCATCAAACCCGAACTCTTCCCATGGAATTACTACACCTACATTTACTACGACTTGTTGTACTTTCATTTTGAACCTCCTAATTTTTGAATGTGCTAGGCATAATTACCTGCAAATACAGTATACGTTCTAACGAATCAAAAAGCAAGGTTTCACATAAACCTGCGAATCACCATGAATCATGTATAAGCGAATCATTGTGATTCTACCCTAAACACGAATCACTATGATTCTCTCCAGGAATCTCCGAGAGCATCTTTGTGAAATACCACACTTCTCTTCGCGCGATACCACACTTCAAAAAGAAACCCCACCGTTTCCGGTAGGGCTCTTTCCGTGCTCTCCTCCTAACCAAATTTTGCGATTATCCGTCCAAGACGTTTGTGTCCCGCTTTCATGTAATTGCGCTTCCACCAGGAAGCCATTTCGCGGATGGTCTTTTCGTCCAATTTCTTGACAAGTTCTTCAAGTTCTTTCGCTGCTTTTTCTGCTGCGATATCAAATTCGTTTTGGTCCATTTTCGTGTCCTCCATATAATAGTTTTGAGGGCGGTAAGGTCAGTAATGGCTCAACACCTGCTGCCTTTCCGCCCTCCCGACAACTAACAGGCTATTTCTTGACTGCCTGCTTCAACGCATTTGCTGTAGCTTCCACTTTGGCTTCTGCTTTCGCAGGTGCTTTGGTTTCAGCAGGTTTGGCTTTGGCTTCAGCACGCTGTGCTTTGCTTTGTTTCAGCAAGGCGATGCCTTTGGTCAGAACTTCGGGGTTCATGTACTTGGCTTTGCCGACGTACACTACGCGAAAGATCTCGTCCAGAACAGGTTTGGTAGCTGCATCACCGCCAGCAGCGTTCACAATATCGCCACGTTTGAGCCCCGCTTTTTCAGCAGCGTCACAAACTTTGCTCATACGCACCCAACCTTCAGGTGCTTTTTCGGCTGCAATGGCTTCAGTGCGCAATTTGCCCTGATGGGCTGATGGGCTGCACACGTCTTGCCAATTTCTGCACCAAATACGGGTTTCCCGCAGATAGCGCACTTGTTGATGGTCTTACCGTTTTCTGTCATAGCTTACCTCCTTTAGGTAGCAAAAAGATTGTGGTTGCCAATCGCCCTGTGCGGCTGGCTACATATACTATACCTTCATTTGAATCGCTTTACAAGCCCTTTTGCAAAATGGAGAAACAATTGATGAATCCAGAGTTGCATTTTATTTTAATTAAAGGTAGGGGCGAATTGCCAAAGCCTACAGCAGAGAATTTGAACAATTTAGAGCTGCGAATCATCTTGAATCCCAAAAGAGCGAATCACTATGAATCTATTGGAAAGAACCGCCTTGTATTCTTCGGCGAGAATGAGACACTCTTAGAGAGATACCACACCTGAACAAGAGGGTCATACCACACTCTCAATTTTTATTCAATTACCCTCAGGTACTTGTAAAGTGATTCTACAGAAGCTATAATAGTATATGCAGGGCAGCGCATCTATGCCCTAGAAAAAGCGAGGTTGAAATGGAACCCAAAAAAGTGATAAAGCGCGAAATTGGTTACGACTATAACGAGCCAGTAGAGCCAAAGCGTCGTATCTTTTTGACACCTGCTAAAATAAGGCAGATGGCAAGGGATAGTAAAGATGGTGGACGGGCAACCTGTGAGATCTGTGGTTGCGGTTTCGCCATGTACTATATCAAGTTGGTGAAAATAGGCATGTTCCGCACAGGACACGTTTGTTTAGATTGCCAACGCGAGCGCAAGTTTCAAGTTATGAAGTAGACGGTAGAACCAACAGCCACCTGCGAAGGGTGAAATGTTGATACTTTCGATATACCACACCGAAAGGAGGTGAAAATATGAGATACGTGCGATCCGTAAGCCGATTGGATAAAGAACTGGATTTTCTATCAGACAAATACGAGTACGATACCACACGTAGATTACACGTAGATTTTCCATCATGTTTGACATGCCAGAGACCTATCGTGCCAAAGTCATTTTGCTTGATAACGATAAACCACTTCTTACTATTTCAAGTTTCTCTTGGAACGAGACTGAGCCATTGAGAAAAGCGATGAAATTTGGAAGTAACCATCAGTGTGGAAAGATTAATTGGGAAACACTGAGGGATACCATACATGACATGATTGACACGAAACTGTGTCAGCAATTTGTGCGAAATGCACTACCAGAATACGACAAACGAATCATTTCAAGGAGAGTATGATGTGTAAACGAGTACCGACAGTAACATGTCCGGACTGTGGAGATTTGATACCATTGGTTGATGACGAAAATGTGTGTGCGAACTGTGGATTCACGGTTGACGAGAACGGTAGAGAGATGGTCATACCACACTCACGAGAGCGTCATACCACACCTGACATCGAAAATTGAGGGCAAAATTGATGGTATTTATGTCTAAAAAGACGACGAATATGGAGATAATGAACGGAGTTTTGGGTGAAAAATGAACGAAAACTCCAACATTATACAGAAGGTTGTACGAAAAGACTGATTTCTGCGTGTAGCTTAACTTTTTTTGAGCAAAAAGTAGACGGACTTTGAGCATGGCTATGCGCAATACCATGTACTATACCCTAATAAATCCGTATGTCTACTTTTTTCGAAAACTTTTTATTTTAAAAACCCACAAAAAAACACTATATATAAAAACTTTTCGATTTGGGTAGACTAATGGATTTATTAGGGTATAGTACATGGTAGCCCTTCACTCCAGATACCCTTTCCCACACTTTTTTCTTCATTTTTGACCATTTTTTATTCCAAAAATGAACGTCAGTAACCAAATAGTAACACTCTAAGATCATAATGGTGGGGTATAGTACATGGTTCTGCGTATAGCCAAAAAATATTAAACTACACGCAACGTTTACGAATCTATTAAAATAGGGTACAGTACATGTCAAAATTCTCTCTAGTTGCAAGTTTTATGCCAACACCATCGTCGCTGCCACCCTCAACACCCCCGCTTCGCGGGAGGAGTAGCACAAAACTTGATTCAACAAGAGTCTGTCAAGAGTAGAATTCTTACAAAATGAAGATTAAAATAACAAAAGTGAATATTGTAATGTGAACCAAAAGAAGCTATACTATAGGTGCAACAAAACCCTTAATTTTCGATATACGTTTCCATTTCAATTTCCAATTTCCAAAGGAGGAACAATGGCAAAAGAAAAAGTAATTCTAGAAAACTTGGAAAAGGCAAGGGAGTTTCTACAAAGTATTGGAGTAGATCCAGAACGTGCTTGGAACAATAGCACTCCGTATTACGGTGTGCGACAGTTACATGTAGCGGTCAAGAAAGACAACATTGGAGAAAGTATTCCGAAAGAAGAACTACAGTTTCACAAATTACGCTACAGCTGGTCTGGTGAAACACATTGGTTGAACGTTTACTTCTATGCACGAAAGTATGTACGAAAAGATACCAAACTAGAAGACTACCAATTAGCAAGCGACGGATATTGGTTACAACAAGACCTCGATTAAGAAGGAGATTAAATGAAAGCTACAATGTCTATAGATCCAACTCTTATAAAGATGTTGGGTCGTAAGCTGTACAGTTCTCACAGCATTCCGATTATTGTGCGAGAACTCTTGCAAAATAGTGTTGACGCATGCAAACGCAAAGGTGTCATACCACAGATCTCCATAAGTGTAGTTCGGGATGCAACGGAAGCTAAAATCACTTGCACTGACAATGGCTGTGGGATGTCTCAGCAAGAGCTGCTCAATGACTTCTTGTGCTTGGGTGGAAGCTCAAAGCGTGGAACAGATAGCACAGGCAAATTCGGTATTGCCAAAGCTGCGATTATGAGTGGTAACTACTGGGAAGTTCATACCTTGGATAACTTTATCAGTATTGATGATTTGGTTGAAGGCAATGAAATCCATATAGTAGAACCACTTGACGGTACCTCCATTACCGTGACCGTTGATGTCAGCGGTGAGTGGGATTATAAACGAGATATGCTTGCAATGATTTATCTTAGTGATGTAGATATTCATTTTCACTATGCGTATTATAGTACAGAGATAGACGACGAGCATGCAGGGTTTCTATCCCAGAATATTGCAAAAAAGATATTGGTAGACGGTGATGGATGGCAGGGTTACGGTTTTGATCTAGCTACTTCAGAGAATAACGTATTTCAAAATACAGATTTCTCGGGTAGAGTGTATGTTCGCTTGAATAATCTTGTGCAGTATCGTCCTTATGCGAGCAACCTTCCTGAAAAGACCTTTCTCATCGACGTTGATAATGTAAATTGCGATCCAAGCAGTTCTGATTATCCATTTACCATGTCGCGGGAGGATCTTGTGGGTTCTCTTAGAACAGACGTGCATAACTGGTTTCGCTCAATAGCCGAAAATCCGATGACGGTACAATATGCTATTGATCTTGCTGATATGGATACATCTGTAATATTCGGTAGATTGTGTACTGGCAAGCGGAAACAGGTCTGGTCGTTTGGAAGTGGAGATACCATAAAAGAAAAAGTAAAGGATTGGGAGGATAGTATCCACTCAGCTATAAAAGCAGCTAAGAATACTTCTGAAAATCCTACCAAGTATGTGGATAATACCAAAGATAATGTTCTACTCAAATTGTATGATTACACAGAAGAGGATGAAGTTGCAATCGAAGGAGCGGCTAAAGTTCTAGCAGTTTGGGAAAAGTTGCTGGCTATTATCTTGCCACAGGACTTTGAATTCGCTCTGGGCTTGTTGGGTAGAGAGCATCAAGAAGCTTCTTATGAGCGCAATTATGGGCTTCATTTCTTTGCAATTAATCCCAAAATGGTATTGAGTGTAGAGACAGGTGTACAACGAATTATGAAAATGTGGATATCTGCATGTCATGAAGCAGCACATCTAAGTCGCAGTACACACGACGAGATATTTCTAGCGGTAATGGCTACCATAATGGAAGAGACCTCAGAGCAAGCTGTAGCTTCCATTTCGAAATTGGCAAAAGTATTTGTATGAGAGCTATAATAGACATGGGTTTTAGCGGTGAAGCTACGAGAGGTATACCACAGGATGGAGTTTTCTGCTGGCTCTTATGTGGAGAGTTTGGATGTACTCCGTTGTGGTATTATGGTAGAGTATGGCAATCACGTGAGTTGGATGGGTCGCCTTCAAAAGGTCAGCCGCCACAATTCTATAGTTATGAGGGTGATAATCACCCGCCATTTCATCTACCGGAGTATCTTGGTTTGTGGATTAGGGCAGAAAATTTAGAATAGGAGGTAATATGAACAACAAAAGATTTAAAGCTATAGATTTTATAGTCATCGGTATTTATGCTTTCTTTATTATTTATTTGCTCATGTATTTATTCAGAGGAGGATAACATGGAAAGAAAAACAGAATCGGTAATCAGCAAATTGCTGAAAATAGTGTTGGTAACGTACGGAGCAATAACAGCTCTTGGAATTGTAATTTGGATTATCTTAGCTGTAATTATAGCTATCATTTTTGCCCTGCTGTAGGAGGATAAAATGCTAAGAGCTAGAGGAAGATTGCTTCAATTTGCACATGATATGCGTACTAGAGAATGTGCAAAAGAAAAGTGCGTATGGAAAAAGAATCCTGAAACGTATGAAGATATCATAACTAAATGCAACGAGCAAATTATGTATTCAGCAACAAGATCAGCTACAGCATCATATAAATTTTGTCCATTTTGTGGAAAGGAGATAAAATATGAGTGGATACGTAGGTAGAACGCCATGCTTGCAGGTACTTCCGTTCAAGCAAATAGAATTTCTTATGGACAAGAAAAACAAATCCAAAGAAATGATATTCAAAAGTAGAGAAGAAGCAGTAGAGTATTTTCGTAGGGTGGAACACTTGGCAAATGATGATATTCAATTTCTTTTCTGGTTTGAAGAAGGAGAAGACCTTAAGCGTAATCTTTTGTCAGGAGACCTGCTCGTACCGTTACCGCCACCTGACTGGATTCCAGAGGATGATATTTTGCCGGAAGATGAGGATGATGAATGAAGACAGTTATTTTGTATGAAACATTTGATAGAATGCTTCATAGAACCAAGAAAGAAGCAACAAAACATTTAGATATATTATATGGTGACATTTTATGCAAGATATCACATAACCTAGTACAGCTATCTTATACAAAACACTGTGAATATATAGATAATAACTTAGATGTATTTGCGAAATTGATTAAAATTAAATCAGATTTTGAACTGATAAATGAGGAGGATGAATGAGTAGAGAAACATTTTGGACTGGATATTATGCTTATGTTGTCGTGCAAGGAACTTTGATCGCAGCAAGGTTGGTCAAATTGATCGAAGTGTCGTGGTGGTTGGTTTTTATTCCAACCATTCTTGTGCTTTTGGGTGGATTTGCTTTTCTAATTTATTTCGGATTGACCTGCAATCCAAGAATAGAGAAAGATGAGGAAGAGTAATGGCTAACGCAGTCAAATTTCATTTAGAATATTTTAGCAGTCGTCAAGAGCTTGATGCTAAGCTAAAAGAGCTTGGCTTCACGGTAAAAAGATGGAAATTATACAATAGTAGAGGAAATCCATTGAATTCACGTTTGTATATTTGCAAACGTGTGAAAGATACCACGGATGAGTATTATTTAAGTTATCCCGAACAGGAGTAATTATGCAGACATTTCTACCCTATCCTAGCTTCGCAAAATCCGCAGAGGTGTTGGACTACCGTAGGCTCGGTAAGCAGCGAGTAGAAGCATATCAATTATGGCGTTGCTTTCATACAGATAGTAGCTGGCGCAATCATCCAGCGTTCAAAATGTGGGAAAAGTGGGAAAATGCCTTGATACAATATGCTCTTATTATGTGTGCAGAGTGGATCAGTCGTGGTTACAATGATTCTATGATGGAAAGATTTCCGTCTATTCGTGAAGTTGTTGTTCCTGACTGGTTTGGTGGAAATATTCATACCACTCATCGTGCTGCATTATTGGCTAAAAATTATGAATATTATTCACAATTTGGTTGGACTGAGGAACCAAAAATAGAATATGATTGGGCAGGATATTCAAAATGAGTGATAATCTTAGAGAATTCTTTCGCGGTCTAAGTCATGCTAATTTGGTTGAATTATTGGTAGCAAAATATGGAGAAATTGTAAAGCTAAAAGATGAAATAAATGAACTTAGAAATAAGCTAAAATTTTATGAGCTATCAGATAAAAAGTGATTGTTGCATTTTGAATGTAAAGAAGCTATTATATAAGCAGGTAAATTGTACCAATTTTCGATATACACTTCTAAAGGAGGAGACTGAATGAGATTGCTAAAATGTGTTCAATATGGACAGCTAAAAGAGGGTGAGCCAGTATTGGCTCTCGGTATGCACATAACGAAATGGTCAGCAGATATGGGTGTACCGGACTATGGTTTCGTTCCAGCTGAGATAAATGTAGAGAAATTACCTCAAGAGCTGAAAGAAGCAAAGAAAGAAACAAAAGAATTATATGATGATATGAAGGGTGTTTTGCTGGCTTTTATTGAATTTAATCCAGATATGATTAAAGAGCTTATTCAAGAGCTTGATGAAATGCTAGATACTTTGGGGGAATAATGGATAATTCTTTATGGTTTGATGTTGATATAATATTGGCTGGCGGAGCAATTCTAGTAATATTGCTCATTTGCTTTCAAATAGTATTTGATATCTTAAATGAAAGGAAATTAAAATGATTGAACTTGTAGTAAGAAAAAGTGTAAAGGATGTAGATAAATTTCCGGAAACTTGCAGTAAATGTAATAAGATGTTACAGTCAATGGCTAACATTTGTTCAGTAAAGTATCCAGGAAAAATAACGGTAGACCCAGATTTAGAGCGAGATCCTGAGTGTCCTTTGCAAATAATTCCAGCTCTAACAATTACCGATAATCCAGAAGCAATAGAATCTGAATATGTGGTTATTTGCGATTTCAAAGATTCTGCTGGATTGGCAAGACTTTGTGACGAGCTTAGAGCACATGACTGGACATTCGAAATGTCAGATGATCACAGATATTGGACGAAGGGTGTTGCAGAATTTTCGTCTATCAAAAGATTATTGGACGAAGGGTATTGCAGAAGTTTCGTCCATCAAAAGATTGATAGCAGAATATGGAGACGATGGTATCAAGGTCTTCAAATATTTCTACCCTAAAAACAATTCTGGCTGCAGATCTTTCAACTCTTATCTAGGAATACTCTAGGGTCATCGCCGTCATCATTTAGTCCAGCCCCTGACGGGAGCGGGAGAAGGGAATTAATATGATATTGGAATTGGTAGCAGTTGGGGTATTCATTGTTTATATTTTAGGAATCGGGTATGCTCTCTTTCTTGGAAAGAAATCAAAAGCTCAAATAGCTTTTGCAGAGACTCTTATGGAAAGAGCAGAAACAATTCAAGAGGAAACAAAACAAAGAGAAATCAGAATTGCCAAGTTCTTGCAGTCTTCCAAACGATTGTTACGAAGAACGCAAAGACAATCAGATAAAATTGCTGAGCTGACTTCTTGGATAAATCCTAAAATTTGCTTGCCAGAGTCAGGAAGCTACGACAATAGAAATATTGCGGAAATAAGAGTAAGACGTGGGGATATGTGCGATATAGAAGAAAGATATCTGGCATATTATGACTCTGAACTGGAGCTCTGGGATGATCTTTCTGGAGTATATCGTTTCCAACCTGGAATTGTCGTTGGTTGGCGTAAATTAATTCCGTAGGAGGAAATATGGAAGATGAATATGGATTTAGAGAAAGAGCTAATTTAAATGCCATCGCAGAAACTGTAAATGAGTGGGATAGACTAAAATTTCTTAATGAGTGTATAACCAAAGGTATCAGCCCTATTTTTACAGCAGAAGATATTTTGAAAATTCTCAACGAATTTAATGAAAATAAAGAGCATGATGTTTATGTAATAATTGAAAGCTGTTTCGGAAATGAATGGTTTGTACGTGTTGGTTTTCATAGCCATGGATTGGCTACCTTGGAAGCTACTGCTCAATGCAGAGATCTTTTAGAAGCTGTTTATAGAGTTTATTTTATTTGGAAGGAGTACAATGGATGAGCCAAAATATCCTGACGTAGTTGTGAAGTTGATAAATGAAGACGGTAATGCCTTCTTTATAATCGGTCGTGTCGTAGCTGCTCTTAGAGAAGCTGGGATTCAAAGAGAAGAATTGGATCAGTTCAGGCAAGAAGCTATGAGTGGAAATTACGATAATGTTCTACTGACCTGTATGAAATGGGTAACAATAAAATGAGGAGATGAATAATGATTGATGATGAAGCTTTAGACAAAGTGAAAACAGCAAATGCCAATGTGAATAGAGCGAAGAGTATGCTGAACAATTATTTTTCAATTCTGTTCCAAGAAGCTGGAATTCCCTATACACAGGAGAATACCAATGAGGTAAATTTAATCGTTGAGAGCATCATGCTGGCTTCAAGATTAATGGCTGAGGTAGTTCAGGATCGATAATTTGGTATCAATTTTTGTAGGCACAAAAATAGCCATTTTACGGTGTTATGAAACTTATAGGGTATATTTGCCCCAACATATAAGTTACGAATTCGTACGTGGCTATTTTTGCCCTTATAAATCTCATTAGGGGTATATATTGTTAGTGCTTAAGCACTGGTCGTAGAATGTATCATTTTTGGTTTACCTATTGTAAATGAATGCATTCTTTGGTATACTATTTATAGCTGGCACGCAATGCCGAAAAATTCGATATAGTAAAAGAAAGGGAGCACTAAAATGGAACAAGAAGTAAAACAGGAAGTAAAAAAGGAAAAAGTAGTCAAAGTTCCTAAGGAACCAAGACTGTCCAACAAGTGGACACCGGAATCATGGGCTAAACATTTAGCCGAACATTCAGTTGATGCAGTTCCTGAAGGTTACTTAGTAATGTCAGAAATTGTGAAAAAAGCTGTGGAGTTGGGCGTGAAGAAATCACGTATCTGCACCGCTATGGGTGGAGATAGAGCTGCCAACGATCCGTGGGCTCCAGTATTCCAGGTAGTTTATGTTGGTGGAAGAAAATATGGATCTCCGGAAATCCTTACCAAAGGTGTTGAGCTTTTGAATGATCCTGAATTCCACAAAGTTGAGCGCAAAGGGCGTCCAAAGAAAGAAAAAATCGAAGGGGAGCAGGGCGGCAAGAAAGTGAAATTAAAGAAAGCCGTCACCGAAGATAAAGTTTGGATAGCCAAAGGATCACGTGATCCCCGTACTGGAGAAGTTGTGCAGTAGTCACGTTTAGTACGTCACGCCACATTTTGAAACAGGTTACACCGATATGATTATTGCGGTGTAACCTGTTCCCGTCCTAAAGGAGGACAAATGAGTGATAAATCTAATATCTTCAAGAGATATAATATTCTCAAAGGCGATACCACAGTTTATCCTAGATTCGAAATCAATCGTCTAAGGAAAGCGTTGGGATTAGCTCAGCGCAGAAATAAAGAAACTAAATATTATACAACTCTTGAAAGTTGTACATGTCCTGACCATGTTCATAGAAACTTTTTTGTGTGCAAACACCGATTAGCTCTCATGTTATTGAACAACGGTTGGGCTATGTCTCGTTTCATGGGTGAAAATCCATGGGATAATCCTAAGGAGGATGAATGAGTAAAGTAACTCTGGAAGATCTAGACAAAGCTGAACTTCAAAAGTTCATCAAATTTGCAAAAAGAGTTTTGAAAGTATGTCCTGAAGAGGATATTCAAGCTGTTACATCTGATCTGGAAAAGGCAGAATCTTTGCTAAAGAAATTGGAGGATTCATGAGTGAAAGACTTCCTATCAAAGTGATTTACCACACGAGGTTAGATAATCAGAAATTGATCTATTTAGCGAATGATACCGTGAAAGTTATGCTTCCATTGACTGGTCAAACGAATGCTTTTTTGCTACACATAGCTACTCAATTAGCAGATTTATTTGGAACAAAGGTTACAATGACCAAAGATGTAGTTATTCAAATAACAGAAGATCCAATAGACGAATCTTACAGACAATCTCAGGAGGAAGAAAATGGATAATAAAGAAGTAAAAACTATTGAACCCAATGAGGTGAAGAAAGGTGCTACCGTACTCTTCAAAGACGGCAGGACAGCTGAAGTAATTGATAACCGTAAAGGTATTTGTCGCATGGTGAAAATTGCTGTATTGGGTCAGCCAAATACTTTTGATCGTGGTGATGAATACGTCTATAAATGGAAAGAAGTTCTGCAAAATGACGTTAGATACCAAGTTGTGCTTCCACCCAAATTGCAGGAACAGGCTGACAGGATTAGGATGTTTATGGGATGAAAAAAATCCTGTCACTCATAATTTTTGCAATTATGGTAACAGGATGCGCAACAGAAAATCGAAACCCTACACCAGTCCGTATAGAGCACACACCAGAGCCAACACCGGAAATAACAGTACAGCCAACTGAAGTGGAATTAGTAGCAGAAACCTGCTATGCTGAGCTCAGTAATGCAATCGAAAAATATTTGCAATTTAGAAACTCGCCGGAGGAAATGTATGAAATAGCCAAAACATGTGAAGATAAACTAATCTATCATAGACTAGCAATAGGCGTAAAATTGGAAGAAGATAATGTTTTAGAAAAATATATAAAAGATTAGTCTGTGCATAAAGATCCCAAATAATAATTGGGATCTTTTTTTATTCTATGCAATATATCATAAATACATCCACGAGATACACCAATAAATTCCTCAAAATTAGCGTCAAGACTTTTCAAAAATCTCTCTGCATTTTGAGAACAGACATGAGCGGTAGGGGTACAATACACCGAGTCGGGAGATAGATCTGTACCCCATATCGCCACGTCGCAAGGTCTTTTAGAATGAACATCCAGCAAGGCTTGAATTACCACATGAAGCAGTAATTTTTCAGCACCTGTGCTACATGTTTCCTGAACTTTCTTACCATACTTGGGAGAGAGTTCTTTTTTTAGATACCAGAGATCCAAATGCAAATTTCGGTAATCATACTTTGAGGATATAATCTCCTCTTCATGCATCCAATCTATTACATCTTGAAAGTGATTCCAAGACTGAACAACTGCTACTTCAGCTTTCGTAAAATGACGATTATTTCCATTGCTCTTCACGAAGATGGGCGAGTAGTCATAGAAGCAGCTCAATATTCTGAGCCTTGCTGCTCTTTTATCCCGCAATAGTTTGAATTTTTCTGAACTGTATGTTCCCATAATTTTCTTTAGCGTTTACTGGTTATATATGCCAAAACACGTTATCAGGCGTAAAATTACGCCTAAAATAAAGCATTTTAAAGCGTTTTAAAACAATATAGGTTATTTTATACCTTGCAAATTTTAGCAAAAATAATACTAGAATTTTAGTCACGCTTCCACTTTCTAATGTTAGGTTTATTGTGCGTTGTCTTTGAATTACACTCTTTGCATATGATGATTTCATAAGATACGATGATGCTGTTACCGTTTTCATCCTTTTCAATTCTAGAGCTTCGCATACGTTTTACCGGAAAGTCTGTTCTTTCTCCGCACTTCGTACAGATGTACATTTTCTTCTCCTTCTACTTCTTTGATTTCTATGTCTTCCATAGTTCCTTGCAGGAAGTTTTCCAGATCCTCAAAAGCTGGATCTGTACGATACACGGTAATAGGATTACCGATTTTGAAGTTTATTTCCATTTTACCGAATCCCACCGGACTGAACTCTATACTATTGACGTTGTCTAGATCCAGAGCAAGATTTTGAGAAAGTAACTGAATCATACCACACTCCTCATTTATAAATTTTTCCCCAATAATACGAGTTGCAGAAAGGACACAAACCATGTATCGGATTTGAGAATTCCTTTCTGCAATTGAAGCATAATTTTACCCACCTTGTCGTATGAGCCGGTCTTTGTATCATACCACACCTGAGTCTTTTAGACATACCACACCTCATTTCTTGTATCTTCCAAATGCAAATTGAACCTCTCTTCCTCTACTGAATATAGAAGTAACGTCATCAAGACAGCACCATAGAATTCTTTCTCTGGATATTTTAGCAATTCTAGCAGCAGATAAGAGACTTCCGTATACTCTCATATCATTTAATCTCACAATTAATTTTGCTTTTCCAGATGCTCTTCTTAGATAGGATTCTTCATCATCATATACATAGATCTGCTCTTTGGTTATTCCAGGAATAAACGTTACTTTTATTGTATGAGAATGTCTTCTGTTCTTAGCATGGTATTTAGTTCCTAACTCCATGTTAAGAATAGTTTTATAAACTTTTTCATGGGTTTTCAAATGTTTTACAAAAGCATGGGGTTTTGAATTAAGAGAAAATCCCTGTCTTTGAGCTTCTGCTTCGAGTAAATTTAGAAAATCAGAAACGAACATTTCTTCATTATTATATCTTTCGTCTTTTAGAACTTCGGTAGCGAGTCTATGAATTCTAGGAATCTTACCTCTATGCTCTTGAAGTGTCATACCATTTCCATGAAGTCTTTCTCTATGAGATTTTACATATTCAACTTCAACGATTGGTTTGGGTTTATGCGGATGAATACTTAGATTATCTATATTTTCAATTTTGTATTGTGCATACCAATCAAATTGAATATTATTGAAAGTAGATTTTATATATCTATTGCAGCAAGCAATAACTTCATTCTCTCTTACTCCATTGTCTAATGCAGCTGCTCCAGGACAACTATAAACTTTCTTGATATCATAACACACTACCCTATGATCTCCAGTAGTTCTTCCTATCCACTTCGTCATGACAGAATACACTCTTGTGGAATTTTGTCTGTGCGGAATCTCTGAAAAGCTGGATGTCTCAAAGCACCAGATTCGAAAAGAGCTTTACCAGATGCTTCAAATACCATACCAAGATATTTTGGTTTATTTTCCCATATTTCTTCTCGTTCAGAATCGGTAAATCCACCACCTACTGACAGAATTCTCATAAGATTTCCTTTGTAATATAAACCACCTTCAAGAGCTCCCAAAGTTCCTTCTAATCGCTTAGTACCTTCTTTGAATCCTACCACAATATAGTCCATAGTGAATTCTCTTTTCATGCGATACATGGTGTCTTCACCGAATTTTGCATAAGCATGTTTGAATACCACACCTTCTTCACCAGCACCTAAAACTTCTGTTTTCCAGATATCCTCAAATTGCTCTGGAAAATGGGAGGGGATTAAAACGAATGGAAAATTGGGATAATCGTGGGGATTAGATGTTAGTTGTACTGCAGATGATATTCTTGCTATATACATGTCATTCTTAAGATTATATCCATTTAGACTAAGTACATCATGAATTATAAATTTGTCTTTCAACGGATGAGTTTGACTACTGTTCGTACCATACATCCATTCTGCAAGAACAATGGCATCAGGAACATCTATATCGAATCTCTTACGAACTTCTCCACCGGAAGTGACTACGGTAGCAAAGCCGTCTTTAATTGTGATATGACTAAACCATCCGTCATATTTTACTTGGAACATTGTATCTATGTTATTGTTTGGAATTGGATCTCCATACTTGAGATCTTTCATTGCTTGCTTAGTTTGTTGAATTAACTCTTTGCTCATTTTATCCTCCTTTAGGACTAAAAATCTATTTGTGCTTGTGAAATTTTCTTGAAAAGTCTCATTGTCATTATTGCATCAAATTCTGCATTATGATATTTAAGATTATCTGGTTCTTCTATTTCATATTTCTTACAGGCAGATCCTAGAGACATCCATTTACCATCTGCACTAAGATTAGATACGAGGGTCATAACGTCAATTACCATAAATGGAGAAAAATAAATATTTTTCTCAAATCTTGTTATGGATTGAAATAACATTCTGATATCATACATAACATTATATCCGAGAACAAGTTTACTGGTGAAGAATTGTTTATTCAGGAAACTCCACCAGTATTTTATGTCTTTTTCGTAAGCTACCATTTCATTGGTTACTCCATGAATTAGAGATACTTCTTTAGATATCTTTTCCTGCGGTTTTATTAATTTACTGAAGACAACTGTTTCATCAAAATTAACGATTGCCAGCTGGCAAATTTCTGCTGAGCCGTCAAGACCTGTCGTTTCTGTGTCGAAACAAACAATATTATTTGGATCTAATCCGAAATCAATTACTTTAGACATCATACCAACTATCCTTTCTAACTATATATGTAATACCATGATTCCAGTATTCTCTCCACCCCTTAGAGCTTGCTGCTACTTTACACGCAGTATCTACCCCAATTCTTCCATCATTATTGTCAAATATAACCAACTTAGTAGTAATATCTTTTACAGATAACCAATCCAATGTAGGGGCTAGATTCCAATGATCTCCGTCTATGTAAGCTGTAGCAAAAGTTTCGTATTTTAATTGCTCTGGAAAGGGATAGGATAATGCTTGAATAAATGTTATTCTATCACTTACTCCAAATTTTTCAGCATTACGCATAGCCGTTTCCAAAGAAACAGGAACGGTAGAAAAGGGATCAGCAAGTCCTCCAATCTTCTGACCCTGATCATTTACGGTATCTAGATAATATCCAGAGAACGGATCGATAGCATACACATGACATTTAAATCCTAGAGCTTTCTTTAGCAGAGCTGCAAATATGGCAGAACCACCAAACAAACTTCCAATTTCCAAATGATTTCCATCTGTTGCTTCGAGGATAGCTCTTCCAAGATACAAATTATCGTTAGCTTCGTCGCACATTCTTCCTTCTATGCTAGATTTTATGTGCATAATTGTTTCTTGAATTAATCTATCCATCTTCGTCTTCTCCATATTCTTCTGTTTCCTCATTCAGGTTATACTTAGTCATTAGAGCCATCAGCTCAAATTGATCAGAAGCTGTACCACATTCTTTAGTAATGTCAAAACAAATTTTTCCCAATGTTTCAACTGCTCTAAAGGAATAGTCAGGATTATCATTGGTCGTTATAACTAACACAGAATTAAGAATAGATCCCAACAAATTTACGGCTATATTTTCATTTTCGTCCATATCTGATGCTGTGAACTTTACAACATATCTTCCGATAATCTTTTTACATTTGTACATATGCATGAATTCTTGAACAAATTTTTCTTTGTCTTCCAAATTGCTTTCCAGGGCAAAGCTCTTAGCTTGCTTTCGAACATTTCTGTCTGTTAGAATTTCCTCTATCTTTTCTTTTACTTTTTGATTTATTTTCATATGCTCCTTTTGATGCAAGTAAATTCGGTAGTGGGTTGCAGGACTGGTACTCACCCATGCACAGATCAACACTCTGTTCTACCGTAGCACCCTTACAGAGATTCGAACTCTGAACCTACAACTTAGAAGGCTGTTGCTCTATCCATTTGAGCTATAAGGGCAAGTCTTAGCAGTACATGTTTCAGGATGCTCATTAGCAAATTCTCTCATACTAATATCGTCAAAATGACTAGCAGATGATTTCCGTCTATCCAATTTTATTTCTTTGTTTTCGTCTAAAATAGATTCTATCTTTTCTGCTTTGACTAGAATTTCTGCAGCTAGGAAAGCTGAGATCCCTATACCATAACCATCATTAGTTTTTAATCTTTTGACAATTTCGTCTCTTTGAGATAGTATTTCTTCGTCTGAGCTCATAGCTTCCTTCTAATTCTTAATTTACGATTTTCATTTTCGGGGTTGGCATTTACATAAAGAGCAGCAACTTGATCTTCAGCACTCTTCTTTGTTTTATGCTTTCCATATACTTTTCCAGTATCTGGATTGTATACTTCCCACTCCTCTCCATTCTTTCTAATTTTGTATGGCATAATAATCTCCCAAAAATTCCGGTTACGGTTTCCGGAGCTATCTGTTGAGTTTAGAAGGGGTAGTAGATAAACTCTCAATAGCCGATTATCATTTAAATTTTCTACTTTATAGATGTAAGCCTATAACTAAGGAATTTGATTATCCCTAGAATAAAGTTACCGGAGGAGATCTGCATAGAGGTGTATTTATACTGAGAAAGATCCTCTTCTCTATCCTCTTTACCTTTATAATAGGATATGTACCAAAGTGATTTAGCAACCACTTGAGATACTCTTGATAATACTTTCTGTGCTCTTTCAGATTATAGGGAGAAGGAAGAGCTTCCTGTATCCATCTTTGCATTCCAGAGGAAGCTGAGGATATAACATATTCCATAGAAGAGGTTACTTCATCTGCCCATTGACTAAGTCTTCTGTATATATCTTCGTAATCTTCGTAATCTTCGTATCTTACCATCTATCTCCCTGTGTATATCGAAAATTTCTACATTTTACCCCATTACTACATTAATTATAGGTTCTTTTTATTCATATTACAAGTGCCAGATAAAAAATGAACTTTGAATATATTTTGCACGTTTACGCTTAGTTTATACCTTTTTATGAATTTATGGGGCTAAAATAAAGCATTTTAAAGCGGTTTAAACTAATATAGGTTATTTTATACCTTGCAATTTTAGCAAAAATAAACCTAGAACCTATTCTACATAATTGTTCGGAATCTTATACGTGTAACATCCTTTCCTTGCTGAGCAGAGTAGTAATCCTCAAATTCTGCCCCAAAGTCTTTTTGAAGTCTATCCTGTAATGTACTCAAATGTCTAGACAACCCTGTAACATTCTTCCACTTAAAGTCCATTCTCCTGCTTTGAGCCATTGTTTGCAACACAATATAGAGTTCTTGGAATGTTTTCCACTCTGCTGCTTCTTGCGGTTTTATAGATAACCACTCCTCTATAAGAACTATAGCTTGAGAACTCTCTTTTAGTTGTCTCAACTGAGCGTCTACCATAGATAGCAATCCAAGATTTAGTTTATCTCCGTCTACTACCGAGCAATATCTTATCCTTGCACAGAAAACGGTAAAGTCTACGAGCCTACTCTTTGTCGGAGCTTTTACATTTTTGTTTAGAAGCAATGATTGAATTATGTGATTTAGTTTCGTAAGTAAATCTGCCCAGATAGCTGGACCGAATTCCTTTATTTTTCTTTGCAGAATATGCTCTGCAATAGGTTCTGCTAATTGATCCATTTCTAACACAAGCAATCTAGAAAATAATGTTTCATCGCTGAATGGCATGTTGACGGCTGTACACGCTATAAAACATTTGGGAACAATAGTAAATTTAGAATTCGTTTTGTAAAGTTCTCGTAATTCAATATTATTTCCTGTTGCTAATTTGTTGAGCATATCAACCATCCAGTAAGCACCAGACTTCTCTAAGTTATCCAGTACCAGAAGTCTATGAGAAGCAATACTGGCTCTAAAAGCATCCTGTTTATCGGTAGGTACACCTAATACATCCGAGTCTGGATTTTCAAATATTCGTAAAATCCTACGAATGGCTGTGGTCTTACCGCTTCCAGGTTGCCCTAACATGGCAAGAATTGGTTTCGTTGGCATAAGCTCTTGGAAGAAAAATGCAAGTAGCCAAGCCTTCAATAACTCTCTTTGTTCCTCTGGTTTTGCAGGTGCATCAGCAGAAACGGTAAACGATAGGTCATTTACCAGATAATCCCAAGCATCTACAGGCGGTGCATCAAAATCAGGAATAGAATATACAGCATTCTGATTTGTAATGAACATGTGACCACATTCACCATTGTATCCTTTTTCTATCGTCTTTCCATCCAAAATATATACTTCAGGACCTCCAAGATTTACATATAGTCTAGGTGGACTTTCACTCCAATATGTTCTGTTTTGTATGGGAACAATAGGTGCATCTCTTACTATACGCAATCTTAGTTCTTGAAAAATTAGTTTACTAAAGGAATCTTGTGGATTAAGTCCAAACAATTTATTTAGCAAAGCCTTCCAAGGTTCAGAAGCTTCCTCAGTTACAGAATGATCTTCAGCGTTATACCAATATGCAACAGCCTGATCTGTCTGGAATATTTTGCATCCTTCGTCATTCATAATACTCCAAATAGTATTACTTGCTAGACGAACGCTATCTAATTTTGCTCTTCCTTTAGAGTATCTAATATCATCTATTTGTGCAACTGTATCTGGAGCTCTGATTGTAGCCACAAGTTCAGTTAGCTTCTGAAGAGTAGAAATCGGTAGTATTTCTCCTAATCCCTGTCTACCGCGAATACTCTTTCCTTCTTTATGCTTTATAAATGTGGTTTCTACAGTTTGAAGTCTATTGTATACTTCTTCATCTCCAACAGCATGACATATATCCTCGATCAATTTCTTAGTCTGATCAATTCCCCAAGATTCGTGTGCCAGAAATCCACTAAGATAGAGGGATAGATCATGTCTTTTTCCGCTTTCCCAATATTGAGATAGTAAATTTACAAGCTGTACATCTACTGAAGGTCCCTCTGAAGCAATGTCAAGAACATCATTTACATCTGCCCTTTGAGCTAAAACTATGGAAGGATCTTCTAATGCACCATGTTCCCAACCATTATTGGGGTCTACAAATACTGAACGATTATGTGTTCTAGGATGCAGTCCACACGGTATTTTGAGTAGATTTCCTTTAGATCTTATCTTAGTTAATTGGTCTTGTTTAGGAAAGCATTCTACATGAGAATCTCCGGTAACAGCAAAGCCTTCTTTTTCTCGTACCCAATCAACGATCTTCTTAGCCTTTACAGCTGGTAACGGGGATTCCAGGAATACTAAAACATGATATCCTTTTCCTCCTGAAAACTCTACACAATGTGGTATTGATCCTAAGTGCTTTACAATCTTCTTTACCGTTTTTCTGGCATTTTCATTGTCTTTATCGTCAATGTCCCACCCTAGCCATTTTACAGTATCTGAACCCTGAGCTAATTGATAAGATCCTAAACAACTTATTCCTTCAACGTGTTCTTTTAAATGCTCAAGAGTAAGTGGAACTTCTACAGGAGCATAATAAATATCTCCATTCTTTTCATTTGCTCTTGCGTGGTAGGGATTTCCTCCAAATATTTCCAGCAAAAGCGGTTCTATTGATGCTTCAGGAGTCATTTCCACGCTCCTCTTCCAACGCATCCATAAAGGATGTATTCAATCTCAAAGAATATTCGTAATAAGATATAAGCTCTTCTACCCCACAAGTTGGACATAATTCTCCCTCATAGAAGTCGATCATGTACAGAGTAAGGCAAAATGGACAAACTGTAATGAATGCTGTCATAATTTACTCCTCTGAGAGTTCTTCTTCTAGTTCTTCTTCAAATGGATTTTCCTTTTCTTCAGTAACAGCTATTTTAGCATCATGAGATATTTTATCTCTAGCATACAATTCTTCCATTGATATGCTTTCAATTGAATTATCTAATAATAATTCTTTGTCTATCTTTACCATTTCTCCATAAGATATTCCTACTTTAGCATCTGTAGCAAATGGAATGTTAAATATTTCTGGAACCTGCATAAGCTCTGAAATTACTCTTGCAGATCTCAAGATATCATTTTCTGGAACTTCCGTTATAATTTCATCATGCACTAAATTTATTATATGATGACTAGGTTGTTTTAGCGTCCATTCATAAACTTTTATCGCAGCTATAGAGAGAAAGTCAGCACAACCACCTTGAATTAGAGCATTACAACCTCTATACATATCCAGAGGATTGTCTTCTCTCCATATTCTTCCACTCCAATATCTTACGAATCCCATCATTTTACAGGATTCTATGATTTCATTCATCCAGGGTTTGATGCGAGGAAATTCTCCCCAATATTGATCAGTTACTTTCGCAGCTTGCATTCTTGTCATATTCAATTTATACTGCAAACTACCAAGAGTCATTCCATAAATTAATCCGAATGTAATTGTTTTAGACCACTCACGATGTACCATATTCATATCATAGCCACAATCACCCCAAACTTTCAAAGCTATTTCTAAGTGAACATCCTTACCTGCAAGCAACGCATTCAACATAAACGGATCTTGAGAAAGTATACCAAACATTCTCATTTCCATTTGCTTATAGTCTACAGCTACAAAGACATGTCCTGGACGAGGTTTGATTGCCCTGCGCATATTGAACTCGTCTGTTCTTTCAACACTACCAGTATAAACAGATTGAGTAAATCTACCACGTGTAGCAGAAGCTACATTCTGCAAATTAGGTTTAGATGAACTCAATCTACCTGTACGAGTACCAGTCATGTTGAATGTTGTATGAAGTATTCTGTTTTCGTCTTTTAGCTCTAGATATTTCAGCAAACTTTTTCGCAGTTTGGCACATTCTCTCATAGAGCTTATAAGTTCTCCAAGAGGATTCTCCAAGAGGATGATGAACCTTCTCGGTAAGAAGAAATGTGCTCGTGCAAGTAGATTTGTATTTACCGGAATCTGCAAATCTACTACGGTCTATACCGTCAGCATCTGCAAATGGATTCTTTGGCCTTGGAATCCCAAGTCCATCATAAATTGCTTTGGATAATTGTTGAGGACTTCTCCAGTTGAAGGTGTTACCACACGCATCATAGAGTTCCTCTTCCATTTTCTCAAGACTTCTTCCTAGTTTTGCAGAAGCAGAGTAAACAAAATCTTCGTCTAATACCACGCCATATTCTTCTATGTCGTTTACAACTCGCAGATATTTCATTTCTTTCCAAAATACTTTCAGAAGACCCTCAGCTTCCAGTCTTGGATATAAAACCTCCGCAAGTTGATAGGTTACTAAGCAGTCATTCGCACAATATGCACTAACCAAATCCAGGCTCCAATCCCAAATTTTGGTTCTTGCTGGAGCTGCTGCTACGTGATGTCTTTTGCTATCTGTTCCAAGAAAAGTATTCTCAGATTCTTTCAAAGACTTTTTATTTCTGGAATCTAGAAGATGAACCATAACAGTCGTATCTAAAATTTTCCAACCTCCCTTTGTTGGGTTTAATCCCATAAAGTGGAGATCGAATTTTGCATTGTGCATTATGATTGTTGTATCTTTAGAAAGTTCTTTTAGAGCAGATTTTACTCTATTTCTTTCCACATCGTCAAGTGTGGGAACATATCCCATGACATTCAAATTTTTACAGTATGTTCCTACTCCAATTAGCTTATCATTTGACCACGACAGACCAGTGGTTTCAGTGTCTAGAGATATCGTGCTACCGCTACCTCTCATTAATTCATCAAGAGTTATTATATATTGAGACACTTTCGTCCTCCAAAAGTATTAGATTTTAAAAATAGAATTTAATCCATCAGATTGTATTTCTTCATATCCAAAATAACTCATTAGATTAAAAATTTCTTCAGCATGGAAATCTTTTCCATACTGACCCTTATGAGTTTCTATGATCACTAGGGTTGGTTTTCTTTTCACAAATGAAAATCCATCCATTACCTTTAGCTCAGCACCCTCTACGTCTATATTCAATACATCAATATGTTTAGAAGTTTTCATCATATTGTCGAGAATAAAATCAAGAGTAAAACAATCTACTTCTAGTTTTGAGCCATCATATTCAAAACCCCATGGAGATCTTATGGTGGTTTCTGCATCAATTGTATGAGAACATCCGGTAGGATCAAGGAACATGTTACATCTACAATTAGCTTCACCAACTGCACATTGAAGAGTAGTAACTTTATGACCAGCTTGATTATGTTTATTCATACATTTTTCAGCGTACATGGGATAAGGTTCAATACATAATCCTTCCCATCCAGCTTCTGACAAAGCCCACGTATTTGACCACTCAAATCCATCGTATGCACCCACATCTACAAAGAAACCATTCGTCTTTTCTTTAAAGATAAATTCATATATTTCAGCTAAGTTTTTGATTTGGCATGAAGAGGGCATAGGATACATCATACACTCTCCATCAAAGGTAATCTATGCTGAATAGTAGTTTCTGGATTATCATGTCTAAAGGGTTCTCCGTGAACAATACCATCTACAACTATAAATTCTATTTGATAGAACTTTAATTCTTTGCCACAAGTAGAGCATACTAATAGAGAATGATCCAATTGAAGATCAGTACTTCCACATGATTTACATCTTCCAATTAACATGTTAGCTCTCCTCTTCCTTCCCATTTTTCCAGACACATGGTCTGTCAAAACTTGCATTGTATCCGCAGGGTTCTCCCCGTTCTACCGGAGCGGATAACCATTCGTCTACATCATCGCCATATTCAGCTCTCAAAGATACTTTGAATTGTTTTACTACATGATACCATTCTTCTTGGGCTTGACAACATAGTCTTTGAGTATATATTCGTTGAAGACTGCTAAGCGGTAAGTGAACAAATATAGAGGTCATAATATTTGTTGGCAATACACCGCGAGCATCTTCTGAGGGCATTCCTGAATCCAATAAATGCTCATACTCATAGATAGCTGTTCCACAAGTTTCCATGTATGCTCTAAAAGCTTCTGGATTGTTCTTTACTTTGTTAGTAACAAGAACTTCATAGGTATTTTTATGACCCAAGAATCTCATACTTTCCTGTACATATGAAGCATGTCTTGTTCTAACTAATTGATGAGTAAATGCTCTTGAAACCCTTTTGAGTAAGAATACAAATGTTATCATTTCCATTGGTGTTTGAAGTTTAGTAGATTTTACATCATCTAATAATTCTTGAGGATTTTCAGGAATTTCATTTGAATAAATTCCTTTGTATCCTCTGGCTATTTTCGCAATAGTCATTGAAGGATATAATGTACCGTCTACAAATTCAACTGTAGCTGACTTCGAGGTTAAGAAATTTATGTCAAATTTTCCAAAATAGTTCATTGTCTGAATGATGTTATTTTCTGCCATTATCCTATCCTTCTAGCTATTGTTATACCCTCATTACCTTCAACTCCGTCAACAAATACACTGATAATATTTCTAGCTAAATCTGTTGGAAGCCTGTCTGACCAAAATGGAAGTTCCTTTTTGTATATACCAAGATAGAAGCTATCAGATATGCTCATTCCAAGCTCTGTCAATTTTACTTCTACATCATCTGTACTCCAACAAAGTTTGTGGAAAGGATTTTCTCTATGCTTTGTGCTTAATGGAGTTGCATAACTCAGAACAAGAATACCACCTACCTTGAGCATAGAAATCATTTTCTTTAGATATACATTAGATTCTTCTGCGTCAAAGTGTTCTAAAACATCTCCACTTACAACGCAATCAAAAGGAGCTTCCGCTAGCGGGTCGGAAGTAAGAAAATCTTCTACGCGATAATCTACTTTTGGACGAAGTTGTTTTGCTATGATTTGTTTATCTACATCCACATCAATTCCAATGTATTTTACTGATACGCCTTTAGCTTTGCGATATCTATGAAGTAATGTATAAAGTTCGCAATATCCACAGCCTACATCTAAGACTGAATATTCTCCCTCAATACGATCAAGATCAAGATATCGTACTACTTGATAGGCAAGAATCATTTGTCTTTCCATTGAGGAAATCAACATCCATGGTTCTTTACTGAAATCAAAAAGAGGACACATTTCTACGCTAACACCTGTAGAATAATTCATCTTTTCTCTTTCGCGATCATTAAAGGAGTGAGTTACTTCAGTACCGTTTTCTCCTTGACAAACTTTCATTACATTCTCCTTCCTCTATTGTCTTCATATCCTACGCCATATTGCCATCTATCAATAACATATTGAATAAGTTTATCCCATCTGTATCTTGTGGAAAATGTTCTGCTTGAGCCAATAGGTTGAATGGTTGCGGTAACAATGTTACCGAAATCACGATTAAGTATCTCTATTGCTTTTTGAAGACGCTGTTGTCGTACCACACCCTGTTCTTGACCACCTGAACTTTCACCCTTTTGGGTTCTGGCGATAAATGGATTATGTGTTTGAGTTAATGTAGTATGGAGTAATCCGATAGGATAACCCATGCTCCACATTTTAGCTCCGTGATATCTATCTTCCAAAAATTCCAGCTCCCATTCTCCGACCTCATTTAGAATTGATCTTCTAGCAGCCCACAATTGAGCAGCACAAGGATTTAGAACCCAATTTTGGTTCGTTATGTTTCCTTCATTCCATCTGAAGTAAGCTCTAGAACTGGAAGCAATAGCACCTAGCAAAGGATTTTCTACTACTTCTTGAACTAGAGCTTCAATTACATCTGGATTATATTTTAGATCGTCATCAGATTGAACAACGATGTCATATTCTTTTTCATTAGCGTAACGAAGGATCTCATTACGAGCTGCTACCAACCCATAATTGAGATCCTTCTCTACTACCGTTACGTTTGAGGAAATAGAATTTACCGTTGCTCCCTGAGATACCACATATACTTCATCACAAACTTTAGCCAATACATCAGCTATTTTTCCGCTTGTGTCTCTAAGCCTTGTAGGAATCCCAGCAAGCACTTTCATTTTATTTTCCTTTCCAGTTATCTTCGTTCATCATCATGAGACCAATATTGGCATAATTGTGGATATCTTTGAACACATCAGCAAGTGCCGTCATGTTTGCTTTTCCACCATCTGGAGCTTGCAAAACTAATTTCTTAAGCCTTGCAACTACGCCAATTAATTCAACTGAAGCACCAAGAACTCCGGTAGCAACAATAGTGTCGCCATATTCATCGTTCTTTTGTTCAAACAATTTCTCGCAAGAGCTACAAACTCTTCCAAAAGTTTCAACACGTTTGTCTTTTGGTTTTGCATTTACGCTAATTTCTGATTTTACTTGTGGATTTTCCATTTCATTTTCCCTTTCGTTTTCTATATATTTTATATTTGATAAAGCTACTTCTATGTCTTTATTCTTTAAAGTAGTCGTCAATGGAGATATCCGTAAATCTATCGACTCTCCTGACGTTTCTGTGGATAATCCCAGAATTATAGGGATGCGTTCTAACAAAGACTTTAATCCCACTATTAGCTCCTCTCATGATTAATCCTGGATCATCCTCTAGCATAATAACTCTTTGATTCTTATTTAGAGAATGAGCCAATAATATTCTTGGATCTGATCCAATGAGCAATTTATCTACAGGAATATCATTTTCCTTCAACCATAGCCATGTATCTAACCAAATTCGTTTATATTTATCCGCAGGTCTAGCGGTTATTGCTATTATGAAGACATTATACTCTTCCTTTAGATTTTTCAAAACATTTGCAACTTCGTCATAAGCCTTTATATTTCTGTATTCACCTGATGCTTCAAATTCCTCCTTTAACTCATAATAATCTGGATAACGCATTGATAAATCCTCATCAATACGTAACGTTTTTACCGGATCTTTATATTCAGGTTTTATACCTTTTCTATTGATCCAGTCTTCAAAAGTTTGTCTCCAATCACCCAATGTTCCGTCAATATCTGTAATTATAATAGGAACATCTCTAGGTATTTCTTTAAATTCCTGCTCATACCGAAGCTCTAGACTCATAGACTTCAATGACACAAACTCTTCAATTTCTTCAGCAGAAAATCCCCAAACTTCAAATAGAGATAAAATATATTTGAATAGATCTGCAAGCTCATAGCCGATATTTTTATTGTTTGCATAATTAGTATGAGATTTGCGATGTCTTTTCCAAGATATTTCTCTTAAAACTTCATCAACTTCGCTAACCAATCCTAAAAGATAAATTTGTGTCCAATATTCTGGATCTTCATTTCCAGCTTCTCTTCGTATAATATCATTATACATTTTTTGATGAGCTAGTAATTTTTCAAGAGACATTAGAATCTCTTTTCAATAATGACAACACTCTTTCGTAAGTATCGTGAGATAATTCTTTACGATTGAATGTAGCATTTCTTCCAATTGGAATGATGTTTTCCTTTATTGGAAGGTATCCGTCAGAAAAATCTGTTGGCATAAGATCTTTGAACTTAACAATTCTAGCAGAGCTAAATTTGTGAAAGATTCTATTTTCTACTCCCGGATATTCATCTTTTCCAATTTCCAGATAAATATTTCCAAATAGAAAAGACTTTCTAACAAATATGCTTCCATATGATCCATCATAAACAACTACATTATCCGGTTTGAATTTACCGACCAAAGAATCTTTTCCAGCTCTTTCAGCGTCTATATAGATTAGTCTTTTTTCTACTATTTTATCTCTATACTTCTTTCTAGCTCGCTCTGTTGGAAAAGAATGAAATACATAATTGAATTGATTTGACATATTGTAAAGATCATTATCGGTAATATTTGATTCTAAACTTGTTACTTCACATTTAGATGTATTGAATAGAATTGAGGGTAAAACAATTTCCGGATCAAAACCATACATTAATTGATCGTCTGGAGGAAAAGAAGATTTATACTCGATTGGAACTTCATCCCATTGTTTTTCTATGTAACATTCTTCTGATCCTTGAGGTTTCATAACAATTGAATGTTTCATAAATCTATGATCTAGATCTGGAAGTTTGTATAACCAAAAAGCTCCTCTAGGAATAGATAATCTATTTGCATACACCTTAGGAATTATTCCTACAGAATTACATGCTAAGACAGCATACATAGCTGAAGGACCAAATCCTACAATAGCCACAGAGGATTCATTATTCATCTTATCTCCAAATCTTTTAGCTCTGTAAAGAACCTAAAGAATACTTCATATCTCAACATATTATACGCATCTTGTATATGCTGAGACGATACAGTTTTATTCCACCTTCTAGCCTTAGCGAATGGTTTCCACAATCCAGGATAAATAAACTTTACTGACCTTTCGTACATTTTGCAATGATGAGTAACCATTCCCTGGATCATTTTTAGGATAGGATCTACAAAATATGGAGTTTGTTCTATCAGAATTAAATCACTAACATACACTATTCTATCTGATAAATATGATAGATCATTTTCCTTAGCTTCCAAAGTCTCCAAAACCGTAGACTCAAATTTGTTTTCGTCTATATCTACCAAAACTATTCCAGTAGTTATACCTGTATCAAATGAAGATATTTTCATGAAGGTCCTTTGGGGTAGGATTTCTCCTACCCCTATTGATTAGAATAATGGTTTCTGTGGTGCAGGTTCGTCTACAGAATCGTCTGGTATTCCAGTTCCGATATTCTGTGGAGTTGAAGGCATTTGTGGAGTAACTTTGGAATCTGATGGAATGAGTTTGGTAAGATTAACGGTAGTCCGCCCTTCGTACTCTCCATACTTTACCATAGCCTTGAACGATTTTCCAACAAATTGTTCAATTTTCCAGGAACCCTTTTTGGGCGCATTTACAGCATCCAAAAGCTCGTCAATCTTGAAACGAGCAGCTGGACTTAACGACAGGAACATTCCAACGTTCTTACCGAGATCCTCACCCTGATCTTGACAAACACAGGTAAGAACTAATTGAGGATTTCCAGAACTCATTGAAGCTTTTTCCTCAACTTTTGTAATCTTGAATAAATGCAGTCCCTCAGTTGGGTTTCCAGAATTTCTTGAAAGATCTAGCTCAGTCATTTTATTTCTCCTTTATTTTGATTTGATTTGATTTCTATTCTGATTGCGCTCGCATCCAGAATGACAACAATTTATCATAGGTTGGATTTTCTACCATTTGTGGTAAAGCATCTGACCTATCTTTCGTAACATAGTTTACGGCATCAAAAGTCATTATTCTCATCTTAGGACCTTCAGAGGATTCTCTTTTATCAAGATATCCAATAACGTCCATCATACGAGATAAGTTTCTTGCCGTAGACTTTCCAGTAAATTGTGGTTGCACAGGATCTGTTTCATAAGCTCTTGGAGCTACCTGAGCAATCAACACAATGTTCAACGGTAATGCCTTTAGATCTCTAACTCGTGCATCAAAATCATCAAGCATTTTGCCATAGTCAGATACAGACGGTAAAGAATCGTAGGAACGTCGTATGGTTGGGAATGATGATAATACATTTCGCATGGTTAGATATTGAAGTTCGTTTAGAGAATCCAATACCACAGTTTCAAACGGATGTGTTTCATGGGACAGGAAATCAATAGATTCCATAAGATCTTCCCAAGAATTAATCTCAATTCTGTGTACCTCTCGTTTTACCGAAGCCATACCTTTGTCAATATCCAAAAATATTGGCTTCGGCCATGTAGATGAAAATACCGTTTTCCCTACACCACTTTCTCCATACACAAGAAATTTTACTTGCCTTGGATCAAACTTTCCTTCATGTGTTCCAAAATTAGCTGCAAGTCTTGTATATTGAGTATTATCAAATGGATTACTCACTGCTTTCTCCTTTCTCATCTTGAGAACTCTCATGCGGTACTATAGGAAGTTTACTGAGTACTTCATGAGGGCTTCCGCAATCATTTATTGCTAAACAAGCACCATAGAATCCACAATCCCAACTACAATCCTTGGTTGGATTTCTGTAGACTCTACCTCCAAGTCGATGAAACTCTTCCATTTCATCCAATTGGGTTTCTGTTTCATAGGCAATAGCACTAAGACCTTCCTGATTTCTGTAGACCCTTGCTCTTACCACAGGCTCTTTTGCAGCTATTCCACCTTCTGCAGCACGGATAACATTAAAGAATACTCCTCTAACATCTATTCCTAACGTATGAGCAGCTAACATATACAAGCTCATCTGAGGATCGAGATCTATATGTCCTGTACTTACACGCTTATTGAATTTATGTTCTAAGAGCCATAACCCACCATTGACTTCCACAACACCGTCAATATATCCTATTACGGTATGCTTTCCAATAGGAATTTCAAACTTTTGTTCAAGAGAGACAATACGAGTAAAGTTATCATTCTCTCTAGCCCAATCGAAGTATCTAGGCAATATTACGCACATAAGATCCCAATCAGCAGTAAAGTCTTGCTCCATAGTAGCTTCTAGATCATTATACATGTTAGCAGCTACTTTCATAGCAAGTTCATCTCGTTCATTTTGATCTTCCATATCCAAATGTTCATACCAATTTTGTAAAACGGCATGACCTATGGATCCTCTACTCTGACCTAATCCAGAATCCGTGCGATAATTGTCTATATAACTCCATTTATATCGTGCTCTGCATCGACGAAAAGTCGACATAGACGAATGAGAAAACTTTCGCATTATACCTCCACGTCTATAAAAATATAGGCGTCACTTCTATAGATTCCTATTTTCACCTTTTCCCCCTTAGGAATTTTTGAACGTATAAATAATCCAGCAATAAGGCAAGCAGACGTTCTTCCCATAGGAATAATTGCATCTAATTTTGGATCAAATTCTTCCAAGGAAGCTGACACCCTTTCTGGCAATTCTTCCACAAGTTCTGTACCTGTGGTTATGAACTTTACATTATCTGTATATTTCTTTGTAATAGACAAATCATGTGACGGTTCAACAACAAATAACGTTCTAAATTTATTGGCTTCTTCCATTTGAAGTCCTCCTTTCTTTTGAAGTAATAATTAGGATTTTCCTAAATATTCTCGTATCATTCCAGAGGTGATTGCTATACTGTTATCCTTACGATATTTCAATACATTATCTATGACATGATCTATAGTATATCCCTCAGACCCCTGTGGTCTAACCGCTAATAAATGAATTATATGCGGAGATTTCGTAGTACCAATTCTTTTCACACGGTACAAACTCTGATAATAGTCATCTCCATTATATGAACGTTCCATGTAGACTGCAGTCCGAGCAGCGGTAAGAGTAAGTCCAAACTTTCCAACAGCGGGATGAGCAATTATTATATCCAGCTTTCCTGCTTGAAAATTGTCTACTATAGTTTGTCTCTGATCAGCTTTCGTTTGACCTGTCAATACAGCTACTCTATACTTCTTCGATAATTTGTCATACATAAGTTCTGCCGTCTTTATAAATTGCGTCCAAACAATAGCAGGTAATTCCTCATATTCAAGTATTTCTTCTACCGCATTCCACTTAGCACCATCATCAACGCCGTCAAGTAAGATTGGATTACTGGCAAATTGTAATAATCTAATCATCTGGCTCAAAACATTAGGAGCTAGTATATAATCTCCTTCATGTAATTCAGCTAGAAATTCTGCTTCCATCTGAGCATATACTTTATATTGGGATTTTCCCATCTCAACTTCTATTGTATCAAAAATCCAATCTGGTATATCCAAAACTTCTTCTTGAGTACGGCAGAAGTATATATCTTTAGTATCTTTCTGGAGTCTTTCAATAGCGTCTGGTTGATTTCCAGATACCTTAGTACCCCATTGAGTTGTCTCAATATCACAATAAGTATTCACAAATCTCCAATAAGAAGAAAATCTTTTGGGATCAAGTATGCTAAATTGCATCCAAACATCGTCAAGAAATCTTGATGTTGGGCTTCCAGATAGTAACCACAAATAATCTATTTTTCTCCCAAGTCTTTTTATCAGCTCTGATCTTTTTGCTTTTCTATTCTTTACAAGAATGGATTCGTCTACTATTACAGCTTTGAATTCTTGCTTCAAAATATCGTCTAAATTTCTTACTACGGTATCATAATTGGTTATAACCCATTTATCGTAGTTTTCCCAATTATTTATTTTACCTTTCCATATAACTGCTTCCTCATTTATCCACTTTTTGATTTCTGCTTTCCAATTTCTTGTAAGTGTTAGAGGACATATAATAAGAATGCTAGAAACTGGTAACTCATTTCCGGCAAATATAGCGGAAGCACTTTTTCCAAGTCCAGGAGCAAGAGCAAGCATAGACTTCTTACTCTGGAGAAGAAACTTTACAGCTTCCTTTTGAAAAGGAAATAAAGCACTCTCAGTAACGGTAGAAGAAACAGTAATGGAGCTACCTTCAAGCTCTAGATAAGCGTCTACGCTTGGATCTATTGCTATATTCGAAAATAGCTGCAATACACCCTCGACTGACCTTCTAGATAATTTTGCTCTCCATCCAATTTGAGTACCTTGCCATGTAAATCCATATTGCTTTATTTGATTGGAAGGATAAATATTGGGTATGAAAAATACATACCCATCTTGAACTTTTAGCGTTCCATTATTTTTTTGCTGTTTTTGTGCGGGGGCGTATATACCCTTAAAGTAATTTAAACCGCTTATTGAGCCGCTTTTTTGTCCTAATTGTGTCTTATATTTTATAATAAGGCTCTTTGTAAGGTTATATTGCTTTTCTGACAAATAACCTGTTCTTTTTATCTGCTCTGCAAATGAAGATAGAATTGGAGCATCTAAAGCATTAAACCCAACTCCATTTCTATAAGCTGTTACGGCTAATTGTTTTTCATCTTGTGTTTGATATTCATATAATACCAATAAAGCTTCAACTACATCTTCGGGGTTTTCCCAATTATATTCCATTTTGAAATTCCTCTTTTAGGTTTGGCATACTAAAATTATACACTATTTAAGGTTCATTTACAATACAAAAAGGCATCAAAAAATTCATCTTTTTATTTACAAAATTTTAAGATTTGTTAAATTATACCTTCTTTTTTATCCAAAAACAATAGGGCTGTAAAAAATGATTACAGCCCTTTGTAGATTTGGATCACCTCCAGTAAGTGAACATTACCCTTTTGTTACTCCGTTTTCAAATAAAGTTTTCACTTCGTTCAATGTTTTTAATACATTTGTATTAACATGAACAGGATCTAAACAGTCAGGATCTCTACTAATTATACTTTCCTCGATTGCTCTAATAAGAAGAAGTCCTGCATCTCTCAACGTTTCCTTTTCTTTCTTTACCTTAGATAACTCCTTTTTAACTCCTTCTAACTCTTCCGAGTTTTTATTTATACCTTCCTGTACCGTCTTGAGTGAGATTCTTAATTTTGCTATTTCATCTTCTGAGCTACGATATTTCTCATCCATTTCCTCCAATAATTTATCGTAAAAAGCTCTTAATTGGTTGGCTAATTCAACTTTCTTTACTTCCTTTTCGATTTCTTTGGCTTCTAGGTGAGATTTTAGTTCCTGTTTTTCTTTCTCTATCTTTGCTCTTGATTCTTCTTTAGCCCGTCTTGCTGTACCAATAGCGGTAACGAGTGTACCGACTATACTTCCCAGTATCATCAGCATGGCTACTATTTTTTCTGCGACGCTAAGACCGTTTTCCATACTTACTCCTTCCTAGAAAACCGTCTACCCCGAATAAAATAACTAGGATAGTAGTATTGAGTCTTACGAAAATTGGATCAACTGGAATCTTCAGTGCATACATCGTGTAGATTGCAGCGACAACATATAGAGTAAACATGTGCATGAATTTTAGCCATTTCCAAAATTCTTTACATCGTATGAAATTTCGCAAATATATTGTTCCAGCAATGAAGGACAGGACGAAATTGAAGTAGACTAATAAATCATACACTGGTTCCTCCTACTCTGGTTTCTTATACAGTTCATCCTCTACTACGACTTCACGAGCCTGTCGAACAGCGATTGGTTTAGGTAATATTCTGTCGGCAGATTGGTTTGATATAGCAGCTAATATGAATGTATAGATAAAATACACTGTAGTATTTTTATCACAGACGAAATTTTCAATTGGTATCAACTCGAAGCATCCAAGAGCGAAAATCACTGTCGTGATCACAAACAGCAATCCCAACATTGTGAGTTGCTTCACTTCATCGGATTTTAGGGCAAACCACGTATTAAATTTGGGAATATACGTGAAAGCGGCTGATACGACAACGCCTGCAATCATAATCAACAGGTCTGAACTAAAAGTTACTGATGGAATCATTTTCTCCTCCTACAATCCTAATCCTAAATATTTATTTAATAAAAATATCACCACAATGAGGGCGATTATTGCCAATATGATGTTTCCCCAAGGTGCTGGAATTATGGGAAGTACAAATTTCCACAGCAAATAGAAAACTATGGCAAGGACGATACAGATTAATAACAATTCTACTAACATGGTTTCTCCTAATGTAACTCTGGGTGAATTTCCCAAAGTTTATTGACTTTTTCTTCGAGTGTATAAACAGGAATATTCGGCGGTATAACTATCTCGGAATATTTGTATTCCTGAATATATGTGAATAAGGCAGGAAGATCTCGTTGAGATTGATACCACACCCAGAAATCAACTCCATTCAGATTTAATTCCTTTGCCTTTGCAAAGAACCCTTTTATCTGATTAATTGTTGGCTTCCATGTTCCTACAATGTACGCACAGCCAGTAGCAACGAAGGGAAGTTTGATATCCATCGCTTTGAATTCGTCATATGACATTTTTAACTGAACACTTCCAGCGGTATCTCCTGTACTTTGTTCCCAATAGACCTGTGGAATATCGAAATCGCATTTTGCTCTGAATTCCTTCCACGGTAGGGTCATGTGGTAATGAGGAAATCGATAAGATGAAAGTCCAATAGGAATATTTGGCAGATGGTATCTCAACTTATTCATGATAGCCATTGCTTCTGAATAAGCGCCTTTGATCGGAGCTTCTGCATCCAGAATATACCCTATTAACTTTGGATACTTATTGAAGGCTTCAATGACTCGATCACAACCTTGTGACCATGTGGATTTATATACAGCTCCCCAACCCCAACATTCAATCCCAAGAGCTGTACAAGCATCAATGAATGGTGTTAAATCAGCACCACCCGGAACCTGTCTCTCATTCAGATATCCATCATGGATATGAAAGAATAAATGTTCTATTCCAGCATTTCTAGCAGCCTGAGCAAGTGCTTGCGGATCACCTTTCATCGTCTGAGTAATAACCCAGATGAACCAACCTTTCCCTTTCGGTAATCTATTTCGTGTCATAGTAGTCCTTTCTTTTGAACTAAGGGTAAATAAATTGGATAGGTCACAGTAACTCCGACATTATTACTATACCATTCCACACAACTACAAGAATTGTAATGATAGGAATAACCCATACCAGTTTCGGCAAGTTTGTTTTCTCCAACAAATAAGCCACTAACCCAATCACCAGAGCCTTCATTAGAATCAGTTGAACTGTAAGCCCTAATGGATTGATCTCAAACGCAATCATATTACTGAGTGCATAATACGTAAATGTAAGATCGAGGATTTGAGTGAGCAGAAAGATTCTGGTTATTGGTTTCATCTAATACCTTATTATCACAATTCCAGATCCACCATTACCACCATTTCCTCGTGATGCTGTACCGGCTCCACCGCCGCCTCCTCCTCCAGTATTTACAGTACCATTACCGCCAGCTTCTCCAGCTGTAAATTTTCCAGCACCCCCACCGCCTAATCCACCAGCTCCAGCAGGGCTATCATTAGCACCACCACCTCCCCCGCCGCAATAATACGTTGATACTCCGATAATGTCACTTAAATAACCCATTCCACCATCACCACCAACTGTGTCAGTTCCAGTCGTTCCAACAGCCATTCCACCCCCACCCCCACCGGCTCTATATCCTGTAGTTGTACCACCAGCTCCACCATTATTACCTTGAGATTGAAGGGAATTACCACCCGCATTAGCGACAGCAGTACCCCCACCGCCGCTTCCTCCATCAGTCCCTGCTCCGGTATTCTCACTACCACCTCCACCACCGCCTAATGCAGACATTCCATAAAATGTTGTTTCTGAGCCATTTGATCCTTTTGCGGATAGATTGGTAGAACCAGCTCCGCCAGCTCCAACAACTACATTGTAAACACCTCTCGAAATATAAATTTCTTCTTTGATAATATATCCACCTCCCCCGCCACCTCCAGCACGACCTGCTCCGCCACCGCCACCACCCCCGATCATTAAAACCTTAATATGACCACTTCGTATAACTTCAAAAGTTCCATTAGTAGTAAATATATGAATTCTATCGTCATCTACTTCAGTTATATTTCCACCATGAGCCATAGGGTATTTTTGCGATCTTGTTTTGAATGAAAACCCGTGAAAACCTCTATTTCCTGCCATTAAAAATCTCCACCTTCCGCGATAATATTAAATGCTTCTGCTTTCTCAGTTGCAGCCTGTAATTCATAGGTAGCAGGAAGGATTAGAGCTTCTTCTTCAAAAAGCTCTATTATGTCAATAAATGCTGCTACAGTTGCTGATTTAGTAATTGCAGTGACAAGAATTTCTTTCCAAAGTCTGATATTTGAGCCATCATCAATAAACAAACGAACTATTCCAGCAGTAGTAGTAACGATCGCTTTGATCGTAATTCTGTGTATTCTTGTTCCATTTGTTCCACCAGTAATTATAGTTCCTATCGTTCCTGTTCCATCAAGATTTGTGTTGGCAGTTGAAATTGCAACCATCCCTATAACTGGAGTTAGTGTAAAAATTGGACTTGTATTTGCAGCCATAATAATCTCCTAAACAAAATTTTGATTCATAATTACTTTCAAAGCTGGAGGAACTTCTCCTGTTCCACCACCAGAGGGTAAATTGCTAATTTTTACACTCTTTTTCGCATAACTTGCAGCACTATCCTCAATAATCAATAAATCATCGTCAGCAGGTGTGGTTTTTTCTGTAATTGCACTGATTTCATTGGCTTCATTGTCATGAATGGCAGCACCATCTGTTGCAGCACTACCAAAATCAATACTTACTACACCACTACCGTCATCTGTAAGAGTTCCATTTGTTACCTTGATTTTTATCACGTCAGCAACAGTAGGAGTACCATCTTGTTCCTCTACAGTTAGTGAAGTTCCACTCGCCGGAGTTTCCGGTAACCACGTTCCAGTTGCTAAATCATAAACTAAAATATCATCATCGGCTAAGCCAGTTAAATCAACGTCAGTCAAATCAGCAAGAGCAGAAGAAGGAGTTGCAGGGGTTTCTGGTAACCATGTCCCTGTTGCTAAATCATAAACTAAAATATCATCATCAGCTAAATCAGTTAAATCTACATCGGTAAGGTCGTCTAATGACCCACCACCTTCATCATCTCCAGCAATCAAACTGGTTGTTCCTACATCATATTTGATCACCTGACCATCTGTTATTCCCGTAAGATCAACCGTTATACCATCAATTTTTACAGCATCATGGTCAAGATCGGTAATATCCGCTTCTTCATGGGTATGAGCTGGAATTGATCCCCATGCAGGAATACCACCTGAAACGGTAAGTACATCACCTTCAGTGCCGATGGGCAATCGTGCGATGTCATTATCAGGTTCCAAATGAACTCCGAAGAGTTCTATGGTAAATATATCCCAAGAGTTGCCCCCTCCAGCTAAAGCATAGAATCGAAAATATTGATAAGTTTGTGGTGAAGCAAAATCAATAGTTTCATCTTGTGCCGTCACTGTTATAGTTACAATATCTGTCCAATCTATGCCATTATCACTACCCTGTACTTTATACGAAGTTGCTGCCCAAGCAGTTATATGTTGAAAAAGTCTAAATCTATGAATTATTCTTGACTGACCTAGATTAACATATATCCAGTCATCAGCTACGGGATTAGAAGCACCAGCCCAAAATGTTGCGTCATTCTCATCAATAGCATTCCCAGCAACATAAGATTCATAAGTAGAATTTGCTGTTGCCGATGCTCCATGTCCTACCGTAGCATAATTGGTATATACAGGAATATCTTGTTTTCGATAAATCATATCGCCAACCTCTTCAATTATCGATAAGACGGGATCATCTTCAATGGCAGGAAAATCGGTAATATCAGATACGGTATGGGTGTGAGTTGAGTCTGCAAAAGCGTTGGCATGTTCTCCATCCAATAAATCAGCATTTAAATTCGTATTTAAAGTTGTGCTCTCAATGGAAAATGGAGAAGTTCCTGTTTCAATCAAACTCTTGATTTGATTTGAAAATAATTCTACGCTTGGATTAGGAACCATTCTCATTATGCCAGTTCCTGAAATAGTTCCTGTAATTTGAATATTTGTTAAAATACCATTATTTTCGATGGAACCAGTAATTATACTATTTTTTCCCAATCCAATTATTTCTACTCCAACTGGAATGATCAAAAATGTTTCCTCTGCTGAAATTTCATACGAAAGATCCATATAATTGATGACCTGAGCTGGTTGAGTTGAATTTCTTGTTTTAAATGCAATAATATTATTTCCGAATCCTGACACAGATACACTTGGATTTGCAGTTCCAAGTGTATTTGCTGGACCATTTTCATAAACTAAAGATCCATTTATATACACAGCATCAATATAATCATCTCCTTTGACATTAACTTCTGTTATAGGACCTGTTATATTGATAACTCTACGAAATAACATTATTCCTTGATCTGGATTATCACCAGCTTGGTGAGAAACTCTCTCTGTTCCGGCAATAATTGTTTGATATCCATCTCCAGCAATAGAATCATCCCAACTGGAATCGTCAAATGATAATTCATTCCAGCCAGTAGGAAGAACTCCACCTGGTTCTATACTAATACATTTTTCAGCTCCAATCGTTGAAACAAAAAGAGTTCCATCACCTTCTATTGAGGATACAGTTCCAGGAGGAATAAGTATTATATCTCCACTGGCAGAAGCTTCTAAAGCTAGGAATAATCCACTATTGGATACAGCATAATATCGTATTTCTTGTAGACTTTTATCATATAAAATTATTGCGTACGGATTATCCGAAGTACCGCTTGCAGATAATGCTCCAAGAGTTTGTGAATATAAATTAAGCAATTCTGAAAAATACTCTGCATCTTTTTGGATTATTATACGAGCAACGAAAAAAGCATCTGTCTGTAAATCTGTTGGAACTTCGTATGGAATTGAACTTTTTTGAGCATCAGCAAATGTTACGTATTGCTCTTTATTGAGTAAAATATAAGGAGTACCATCATAACCAAGAATAACCCAATAAACACCATAATATCCGTATGATAACTCTGCTAATGTACCACTACTATCGTCATAATATTCACCTAAAATTTGTTGTTCTCCAGATATATACGACCAATCACCAGCACCATCAAAATACCATATAGTAAATGTAGATGAGTCCGAACTATCAAAAGGAGATATCATTATAGTTCCGGTCATTTCTTCCCAAAGTTTTCCAGTTACTATTCTTATATTTCTATCTCCTACCGCAGTTGTCTGAACACCTACTTGGAATTTCTCGGGTGGAGCACTACTTTCACCTCCGCTTGAGCCAGACCCAAAAGGACGAATCTCAAGAGTACGTACTCTTTTAGAAAGAGCAAGAATAGATTTAGAAAATTCTTTTGAGAAATTATTATCCATTATTCACTCACATAGTATTCTATTAGCCAACCCCAGAAACCAACGCCAAGAAGTCCAGCAGATGATTGAGTATCATCAAGATATGCACCTGCTCTGGCAGTATGCAACGTTATTATATCTCCAGCAGCAGCTTCTATTTCCAATTCATGTATATAATTGAATTCCAAAGGATCCAATTCTATAGCTGCGTAATCATCTGTATCATCTTCTTTTCCAACAGCTCCGATATTATCTGCTCGTATATTAGAATAAGCAACTATGGTTCTATCCCATGCTTCTTCTAAATGACAACTAAATAAAGAATAAGATTTTACGCCAACTCCTGCAGAAAATCCGCTAGGAACAACGTCATCTGGAAGAATATAAAATCCCTTAAACCACGTCCATCCAGAAGTTGATGTAGCATAACCCCATCCTGGAGAAGCAATTGGATACATAGCATTTTGACCTTCAAAATTACTAGCATTTATAGGAACTAATACCTTCACTAATTTTGCTTCTAATTTATCTCTTGGAATAGCTCCATCTACTATTGAATCTCCACTATCTATAATACTATCTCGTAGTACAGTATTGAAAGCACAAAAATCTCTCACATCTGTTATTACAAGAGCTTCTCCTCCGCCAGGAACCAAAATTCTGTACAATGCAATTTCCCATTCACTGGAATCATTCTGAGTAACTGCTGGATAAGCTGCTGCATCAAGAAGAAGTTCTGCAGTTACAGTTTGAGCGTCAAAATCTTTTCTTAAAATTAACACATAATAATTCGGAAGACCAACTCCTCTATCCACCAAATCTTTCTGCAGAGCAGATGAATTTATATACAATCGTCCATCTACCATAGCTGCTCCAGTATCCATTTGAATAGTGTCCGTATCCACAGCGGTAACAGCTAATTCATTATATACATTCTTAATTGGACCTTGAGTAGAAGGATCTCCTTGAATGAGAAATTTGAATAGATCGCAAAATTCCTCGTCATTATAGGGTCCAGCATCTCCTACTGTAGTTCCTCCCCAAAACCATGATTTTTCTGCCATAATACGCTCCTAAAATTCCTGTATTTCAAAAGATAGATCTTCTTTTTCTTGATAGGAAGCATCTACCTTTACTATTCTTCTATTATAAATTGAGCCATTGAAATAAATTGAGATCTTATCTCCAAGGAAAAAATGTTTGCCATATAATGTGGATAATTGAGATAGAGGTTTGAATGTAATATTATCTACATATTTTAATTCCTCAAGATATTCATCTCCGGCAACTTCCATTTCACTTTCAAATCCAGATTTGGATCTTGAAGATTCACATCTATTCCACAAAGAATCATATTGAGTTATTTTGGATCTAACTTTTATGTTTCTTGTAGCACCATCACCTTCTCCCAATACCGTTACCACATTCGTTTCCGATAATCTATCAACTACATGTTCTATTTCTTGAATATTTCCTCGATCAAGAGAAAATATAACCGGAATATTTCCAGAAGCATTTAAACCAGTTTCTCTATTCAATCCTATTACCGTTCTATCAGATCCATATCCATTTGGATATGTTTTGAATCTGAATAACTTAGCTTGTCTATCCCAAACAACTTCGAAGTCTATACTTGAATAATTGGCAATATCTTTTAGAACTTCCAATAAATTCGCATACGCCCGATCACCTTCCCACTCTATTCCAGCTCCGGTAGAAGGATCAACAACAAAATTAGGAAGAACACCATAGGAATCTCTTTCAAAACCTACATCAGTTATCGCAGAAACTCCACAATTTTCTTCTGCATATTCTTTCATTGCTGTTTCTGAAGCATCTAATTTATAAGATTTTATAGTAGCAGCTGGATAATTTATAATCGTTCTCTCGAGAAAATGATTTAATCCAACGCCCGAAATTTCAAAATTATACTCTCCTTGATTAGATACAGATAAATTGGTCTTTCGTACCAAACCAACACATTCTGTATATTTCTGAAGTCCAGCAACTAATAATCCTCTTCTTATCTCAATTATATTGTCTAGCTTAAACAATGGAATTCTAGAATCTTGACCATTTATAGAAAAATTGAATGATCCAACTCCATTTATTTCTCTAGAGTAAGCTAATCCAAATATAGAGTCAAATACTTTTTCTATACCGAATGTAGCGTTTCTAAGAACTACAGTATAGGAAATATCCAATGTTTGCATGTTATATTCCTATAAATCTTTCTTTATAGAATATTTCTACGCTAGAATTTATGTCTATTCCTGTAGAATTGATATAAATTTCATTTACTCCTCCGGTAGCTTCTGGATCTGGAGCCAGATGAAATGTATCAAGATTACTAGGTAAACTAACTATTCCCGATAAATCTCTTCCAGAATTATTTACCACAGTTTTATTTCCAAATGCAAGGTCAACAGTTACTATTTCTCCAGCAGCTATATTATAATTGATTTCAATAATCTCAGAAGTGGTCATATTGGTTATAACCATATTCGTAGCAGGTCCTGTGATAACTATTCTAGGATAAGCCATCCATGTTCCAGTATATGTAAGATTTTCAATTGCTGCTGACGTATATGACCCAAGAATAAACGAAAATGAGAATGAAAATATTAAAAACGAAGATTCCGATAATTCGTCTAAATTGTCAAACAATAAAGATTTCTCTACTGGATCATAAAAAGTAGGGTCATGGGCAATAAATCGTAAGGCTTCCGTGAATCCCCACTCATCCCATTTTGTGAGATCTCTGGCTTGAAATATTGGTCCTTGTTCAATTACTACATCAATATCTCTCATAGAACCATCAGGAAATTTCTTTCTTAATGCTCCATAAGATCCAGAACCTATGGGTTGATTATTTGGTTTCAAGAATCCTAACAACAAAGATCTTTTAGTCCAATAATCTTCTCTTGAGCAAGCATTCTGTCTCATTGTCAATTGGATTGTTCTAGGATTTAGTCTATATCCAATTATTGTTTCTCCATGCTGAGATGGACTTTTCTGAGTTAGATAAGTTATAGGGGGCATCCCAAGACCTTCCTCAGAAAGAAAAGCTCTAGTAGCGGTGTCGAAAGGATACTCGTCGCCATTAGGTGCTATATAGGAATTAAACTCTATCATTCTATCTCCTTGAGGAAGCTAATGCAGCAGACACATCATAGTAAATTGAAGCTGGAGAAGCATAATTTTCATATGTAGGATTCACAGTTATTGCTGTAGTATAATGATTGTATGTAGTCTTTGCAGGAACTACGGTAGAACCTGATAACGGATTTATCGTAGATGGATTCATTATAAACATTTTCTGCATTGTTTGCATGATTTTTATAGCTTCTAGAGAAGAGCCCACAATATCTTTCATTACATCGTCTATAAGAATAGCGTTTATTCTTACGCCCTGCTCTAATCCTTTCATCCAGTTCTTTCCTAATTCCATATATTTCTTTGACGGAGATTCAGTTTTAGATTCTGCTTCTGCAATACCTAAAGCATCTTTGACTACATCCTTTACCGTAGTGAATAAGTTGCTGGCTTTCGCTGCAATTCCATCTATTATTCCCTGAATAAGATTCTCTCCAAACGTAGAGAAATTCGTTATAACGGTATCAAACCATCCAGATATAGTTCCATCTTCTCCAAACAATCCATTCCACCAATTCTCTATGTCTGTTTCAGCTGTTTTTAGCCACGTCATTATAACGCCTTCTTCTCCAAATATGCTTTTGATCCATGTTTCAAAGTCAGTAAATGAAGTGCTGAACCACAAAGTAACAGATCCTCCCTCTCCAAATAATCCTTCCCACCATTCTCCAATTTTTAGAGCTTGATTAGCCATCCATGTATTTACAACACCTTCCTCACCGAAAATTCCCATAATCCAATCGGTAGCATTTCCGGTAGAGGTCATATACCACGTAGGAACTGTTCCACCTTCTCCAAAATTTGTAGACCACCAAGATTCAATATCTAATCCAGCTTGTTTCATCCAGGTATTTACTGAGCCTTCATCACCAAAAATTCCCATTATCCACTCAGTTGCTTGTCCAGAAGATGTGAGATACCATGTAGGAACAATTCCACCTTCTCCAAAATTAGTATTCCACCATGTTTCTAGATTTGTTCCAGCCAATTGAAGTTGAGTATTTAATTCACTATTTGTTCCATAGGTATCCTGAGCCCATGTAGCCATTTGTTGTTGAGACTGATTTTGTCCCGTAACAAGTGTACCATTTTCTCCAAATAACTTATCCCACCAAGTAGAAATTGCTTCTCCTGTGGCTTCCCAATCTATTGGTTCTATTATCTGTTTTTCCTCGATCATATCTCCAGTAAATATAGATTTGACGTCTTCATTCCACCAAGTAGATATAGCTTCTCCGGTAGCTTTCCAGTCTATTGGACCTAGAATTTGCTTTTCTTCGATCATGTCTCCAGTAAATATACCTTTGAATGATTCTTTTACTCCATCGAAAAATGTTCCAACCCCTTTTCCTTCTAAAAATTCTTTACCCTTCTTTGCAATTTCTCCAATTCCTATAGCAACTAATGGAACAAGAATTGATAGAGATTTAAATCCCTCAGTATATCTTTCAAGTGTTAGTGATTTCTTGAATTGATTGGAAACCTCTCCAGAAGCAGCATTCAGAAGCCTACTGGCTATAAATACTTTTATAAGGGTATCTGCATTATCAACAATGAAAGTTAGCAATTTCAGAATGATAGGAGCAGCTGTAGAAGCAAAATCTCCGATAGCTGGAATCCAGGTTTCAGCTAAATTTGCTAGAAATTCTTTGATCTTATCGAATGTGGTTTCATTTATAAATGTAGAGAAATCATTTAGAAATGAGGTTATATCTTCTCCATGCTCATCAATGGTATTTGCAAAAGATATGAATAAATCTCCTAATAATTCTAAGACGCTTTTTCCTGTAGCTTCTGTAGTAATAAACAAATTGGTGAATATTCCACCCAAAAGATCTCCGATAGCTTTTAGAATACTTTCTCCATCTCTATCCCAGAAATCTGTAAGAATCTTTAATCCTTCATCTATTTGGGTTGTAAAATTCGTCCACGCAGCTTGAAATGTTGGATCCTCAATTACATCTTTCCAAGTTTGTAAAGCATTTTCGAATAAATCTCCTAGGGGTAAGAAAGGTTCCTCTATTTCTTTCCAAAAATCCTCTGCTTGTTTTAAAATTTCATCCCACATAGCTTGAAGTTCTGCTTCTATGTCTAATGCTTCCGTAGCATCTAACAGAGCCTGATCTATCAAATCTTCTAGATCATCCGTTAGACCAGAGATATCACTTCCCCCTCCTCCACTTAATTTTATATTCACCTGTCTATTAATAAGCTCATTAAGCTCTATCTGAGCATTTATGATATCTTCAAGAGCTTTTAGTTCATTCTCTAAAGCCTGTACATTTGCTTCAGAAACTTCATTTATATACTTCTTTTCCTGCTTTAACTTAGCTTCTACTTCATCTTTTTCATCTTTCAGAGCATCTAATTTAGCGTCTCCTACTTTTTCTTCTGCATCTCTTTGTTCTTTAGCTATTCTAATTTGACGCTCAAGTAATATCTGTTCCTTTTCAAGCTCTAACCGTTCTCGTTCTGTAGCTGTAAGAATAACTTTCTTAAGAGTACGATCTATTTGAGCAATTCTAGAAATATCCTCACTTCTATCTTTTACACGATTTAATTGTGCGGTAAGACTAGCGATCAAGTCATCATACTTTTCTGTAGATTGATTTATTTCTTCTTGAGTTCTGGCTATTTCTTCATTTATATAAACCAGTCTTTCAGAAGATCTTGCGTAATTTATAATAGACTGAGAAAGCTCATCTCCAAATCTACCCGCAAGATCTACGATATCCTGGAAGGAATCAACTACTTCTCCAAATATATTTACAGGGACTAAATCTTCGAAATCCCATAAATCTTGGACAGCTTCTCGTATAGATACCACATCAGTCAATTCTAATGATTTGCGAATGAACTGATCAATATGCTCAGAAGCTATTCCAATAACATTTGTAAGATTAGCCATAGCAGAGCTAGAAATAGTTCCAAAATTTCTATACTCTTCTATGATATCTGCTAATGCTTTCTTTGAACCAAGAATTCTGAATATAACAGCTTCTGCTCCAATTTTTCCTTCCCAAGATTCTATTGCGCTCTCTAATATATTTCCAATATCGTCAAAGACAGAAAAATCTGCATTTCTCCAACCTTCCATATATGCAAGCATAGCATTAGCACCCCAGACCTCTAGATCTGGAAGCAATAACGGAGGACTGTTAGATTTCAATAGTCTAGATATGGCTTGACCAATAAAATTGATAACTTGTATTACTGCTGAAATTGCAGACGCCATACCCTGAGCAAATGATAAAACTATATTTTTGCCCCATGTTTGCATATTCACTTTTATCTGTTCAAAAGAAGTTCCAAAATAATTCAAAACTCTCTGGATAAAATCGGCAACTCCTGAAGCACCTTCTGCCATTTGCTTATTAAGTACAGTGAATCCAGCAGCAAATCGTAAAATTCCAACGTGCATATTATCAATAGTCGGTAATGCACCGCCAAGAGTGCTGAATAATTTAGAAAAAGCTGGCTGAACTTGCTTTGAAACTATATCTCCCATTTTTGTATACGAGAATAATAGAGCCTGTCCTAAACTATCCATCAAATCAGCTGTTCTATCTGTCATCAAAGATTCTAGCATTTCTTGAAGATCTTCTGCTACTTGATTAGCGATCGGTCCAAGAAGTCTAAATCCAAGCATAATCTGAATTAAGTCTTGAAGATTTGTTCTTACCGTTTGAAATGTTCTGGACAATCTCATCATAGCTCCAGGAACAGTTTCTTCTACCAAAAGTAAGAATTCTTCAATAAACTCAGAAGCAGCTATTTTTCCTTCTCTGAATAAATCCAAAACTTCTGCTCTGGATATTTGCATCTTTTCTGCAAATCTATCAGCAATTTGATTGATTGGAACAAAGTTATTCGCAAGGTCTCTTAACTCACGACCAGTTGGTCTTCCAGCAGCAGACATCTGACCCAAGTTATAAATAATTCTTTCCAACACTTCATTTCCAGCACCCATTGAAGCCGTGAAATCTCCTACGGTCATAACCATTCTTTGAGCCATGTCTGTGGAGAATCCATAGGCTTGACCCATAGCAAGAACTTTACCAACACTTTGAGCACTGAATGGAGTTTGAACAGCAACTTGAGTAACCCAGTTCAAAAGATCTTCTGCCAAACCAGAAGTTTTTGCAAATGCTTCTTGAACTGGTATTTGATTTTGAACGGCAAAATCTCTAGCAACAATCGTTTCTAATTGAATTTCTAACTTCTGAAAGGTATCTACAGCTTCTAAAGTTTGTCCTACCACATCACCAATAGCTCTATTGAATCCTCTGAACATGTCAGCAATAACAATACCACCAACAATAGAGACAACTCGGTGAAACATATCACCGAGTTTATTTACTTCTTCAGTAGATTCCTCGAATTTTCCAGAAATAGATTTAGCAAATTTATCCACAAAGTCTGTCATACTCTTTAGTTCAGATTTGAACGTAGTAGTATTCTTTGTATAATTCGATAAATCCATGACGGCTTTTACGCCAATTTCTGTGAAAGAAGCTGCGGTAAGAGCAGATAATCCTATCGGCATGAGCTATCCTTTATTCTGTTCAAATGATTGCATATGATTATCTGTTTCAACAAACGCAATCATCAAAGTTTTATCTATTTTAGATTTAGACCAGAATTCCTCTGGAGTTAGATTCCAATATTTTGCAACAAGAACATCTCTGTAGAGCTCAGAATATTCCCATGAGCTCTTTTCGATTTTAAGATTGCTTAGAGATGTTCCACCAGTTTCATTATGAGTCGGATTCCAACTTATCCTGAAAGGAGTTCTTCACTGACTTCAGATCCTCCTCAGTTATTCCTCCGATTTTCATTACGCTTTGAATAATAAACTCTATATCTTTATCATTTCCAATTACCTGAGTTTTCTTAAACATAAGCAATAATTCGTCTTCATCCTCTGGAACAGGAAGACCCATCAATTTTTGTTTCTTTATCCATTTTTCTCGTTCAGGAATTTCAACCTCTACGCCCTCGACAAGAACTACATTTATGAGAACCTCAGTAGCTTTCTGATCAGCTTCTCTGACCTTCTCTAAATATTTACTCCATTCCGTTTGTTCTTCTTGAGAAGATTGAAGAATGGATTCTTGATCATGGGTATGAATTTCCTCTCCTCCGCCCTCAAGTTTCACAACGTAGGTTGGAGGTTCTGGTTTATCGATAGCCGTAGAAGCCATCTGAATTAGATATGGTGGAAGAGGTCTAAGTTTTACACTTATTCCTCTGGAATTTACAAATGAAATCTCAGATACAGATTCATTTATGTTCACCACTTTCGTAACATTTTTATCTTTAAAATTCTTAGTCATTTTTGCTCCCCAAATCCAAGGCTGAGAATAGGTGGGGAGCTACCTATTTCTCAACCTTGGATTCGAATTAATTTTAGCAGAAACTAAATTGCTCCCCGATTAAGCTGGCGTAATCTTACCAATATATCCTGTTCCGCCAGAAGCCAAACCAGTGAAATAAGCTAATTTTGGAGATACAATTCTTACGTCAGTCAAACCACCATGTGTGAATGCTGGCAAAGCTAACCAATCATATCCACCATTTAGAGTCATCCAGATACTACCATTCGCAGCACCACCGACAGCGATTCCAAATAATTCATTGTAGAAATCAATTGCTCCTGCATTGTAGGTTGTTCTAACTGACCAAGTTGTTCCACCGTCCATGGTGTAATACAATCCGTCTGCTCCAGCAACCCACGCAAAGTATTCGGAAATACCATGAATGTCATTAGCATCAGATGAACCAGAAACTGTCGTTGCTGACCAGTTTTCTCCGTCAGTTGTTTTGGCAACCTGACCACCAGTATAGACTGCAAAACCAACTTCAGTATCTACCATAGAGATAGCCATAATGTCAGTCGCAGAAATAACTGCACTCTCACGAAGTGTCCAAGTTTCTCCAGCATCTGAAGAGAAGTAAATTCTTCCACCGTCAGTTCCAAGCCAGATATTATATCGATCCTCTCCGAATAAAGCCAGAGAAGAAGCAACATATTCTCCATTTACAGAACCAACATTGACGGTAGTCCATGTAGCACCATGATCGTCTGAATAAGCAATTTCTGCCGGATTTGCTCCATCAGTTGTTCCTCTGGCAACGATTATTCTTGTTACCGTTCTGGACATTTTGAATGCGATTGCACCTGCAATATCCTCTCCACCATCAAATGGATCAGCCGCAGTAGCAGCCCATGTTCCACCATTTAGAGCCATGAGAACATCTGCTGTATTCGCTGCACTACCAGAAAGAGCTTTAGTGACGGCTAACATGAAGTCATCTGGGTCTTGAGCTGCACCACAATCACCTTCGCAAACATTCTCTCCAGCAACGGCAATTCCCATGATATCTTCTGTTTCTGCAACAGAAATTCTAGCTGTTTCCATATTGAAAACACGCAAAACTTCTCTAACAGAGAGATCGAATGACTGAGTTGATTCTCCTTCATCTGCTGGATTTCTTGAAGCTAAACTTCCAAGACTTTGCGAAGTTACTTCAACACCAGAAAGAACAAATGAGCGATCAAAATTGGAAAATACATCCCTACGTCCACAAGAAACCTTGTGAACATACAAGGGAAAAGGACAACCCTTAGCAGCAAGATCTTCCAAGTAATCTGCTGTTTTTCTCAAATCAGTTTCGATTGAAGTTGTGATAGTTCCAGGTTCACCTTTGAAACTATTCTTAACGACAAACTTACCAACCTGAGCTGGATCTGGACACCATAGGACTGTTGAATCTCCTTTGGGTTCCGGAATGTCCCCGACACTGTGGCATCCTAAATATTTTGGTTCAGTGTTTGGTCCGTCAGGCTGAACCCATACAGAGGATTGACCAGCTAAAAAATTTGTTCCTGCCATATTATTACTCCTTATGTTGACTTTCTTTGGCAATTCTCAAAAGATCACCTAGATTAATTCTAAGTGCAGACAATAGTGCTGACTGAACAGTAGAAGGATTCTTTAGGGCGTCCTCTGCAGTCCATATTCCAGCTTTGTGCAACTCTATCTCTAAAGATTCAGGAGTTATCATATTAATATTCAATTTCAAACTCCAAGGAACTCCATACGGTAAACCTTGATCCAATAAATGTCTTGGAACGTATGAATCCTTCTCTTTAGTTACAATACTAGAGGACTGAACACTTACGCGATAAGGAACTCCATCCTCTACATATTCTATCAATGTAGCCATCTTTTTTCTAAAGATCGGTTTTATTTTTACTAATTCCTTCATATAACTCCTTTCATTTACTTCCATACAGTTGGAGCGTGTTTGTCTATTATTGCTTGAAATCTTGCTTGCATACTTCTTCTTCCAGTACTGAATTCTTCCGTTATTTGTTGACTAAAATTTCTGGGCTCTATACCAGTCCAGAAGAACGCATGATTGAGATTGAAGTAATTTCCATCTAAAACTTTTACACCACCCGCAGGATCCGATCTCAATGTTCCAGGCATGGTTCTTGCATCATATGTTCCAGCTGTTCCCGATATTCTAGGTTTCGTTGGATAAATCATATGTCCAGAAACGCCTTTATCAATATAATTCCAAACTGGATTATCTGTTCCTACAGTTACTTCAATCGTATTACGATCAGTTCTAGTATTAAGTTTGGGTTTGAATTTTGGTTTATCTTTCCTCCATCCTACTGTAGTTTTTCTGAATTCCTTAGCTATTTCTTCTCCATAAGCAGACATCTCAAAAAATACATGTTGTCTTAATCTAGAATCATCAAACTGTTTAGGGCGAATAGCTTCCATCTGTATCATAATTTTCTTTTTCCTACCAATGCTGATAATCTATTCAATTGAATACCACAAGCCCATTTCCAGGCAATCCATGCACCATCAGACATACCAAATGGACATTCAATTCTTTCTTTGGTTAGAATCTTTGGAATTTCTCTATCTCGTAACCAAAGTCTTTGAGTTACATCACAACCACAAGGCTCGGTAGGCATCATGGAATGAGCAAGCCGTATAACCATTGATTCTACCGTTCTAGTAATTTCAGTCATTCCTGCTTTGTAATTCAATTGAACATGATCATATGATTTGCATGTAGTAGGATATCCATAATTTATTCTAACTTTTCCTACGTATGGATTATCTAGAAATATACACACATTATCGTAAGTTTCCACACATCCTGGAGGACATGATTCTGTTCTATACATTAATTTTGCTTGAACTGAATCGTCAGTATAAATTCGTTTCACATCTACAGTAGTCTGAAAGTTACTATTTTCTGTATATAATAATCCTTCAGGAGGATTATCCAAAAGATCATAATCTACCATTCTACATCTAGGAATGGAAATTGTAAGTAATTGAGAAGTTTCGTCATACGTAATTCCAGAAGGATAAATTTCTAGTTCTGAATCTGGATAGAACACATGAACTTCAGATAAATCATCTATTACAGAAGGAGAAATAAAGGAAACGGTAAAAGTATCCAGTCCAACGCCAAAAGACTCAACATCTACTGGTATGTCTCCAGATAATTCTTCCTCTGCTCGTATTCCAGCTTCTATTATTCTGCCCCAATCTGTAATTAGAATGGTATTGATGTCATGTCGTTCATCTGCTATCCAAGTAGGTTCTAATGGATATTCAAGAACCCTTTCAATAGTTTCTTGAGCTTCCTGAAGATATGCAGATATGTCGTCTCTTTGGGATTTCGTCCAGATTTCTCTGCATGCAAAACTTGGATTTTCCTCATGAGAGACCCCAAAGAAAGCACACTCTCTGTATCCAATCAATTTTGCATATCTTGGGAGAGATACCACAGATCTTGAAATGACTTCGCTGGAAATTTGCATTTTTACCCTTTAGGTGTATTTTAGCCTTAAATTAGGGCTAAAAATACGTTCGATTACTAATTTATTTTAGGTTAAGGTTATTTAATACCTATACAAAAACCACTCTTTTAATCCAGGAACCTTTTAGACATGGTTGAAAGAAAAGCCTGAGCACCTGCTATTCCAAAGATCAAAAGAAAGATATTTCCAACAACTGTTTCTGTAAGAACCAAGATTACGGTAAACGCAGAAAACCAAACACCGACACAAAATGGGCAATGAACTAAATCAGCAGCAGATCTTTTCAGTTTATTTTCTCTATCATCTGAAGCTTTCTTTCCTAGAAATTCTCGCAATGACTTAAAAATATACATCGGTCCATCATCTAGAGCAATTAGCTCAGACAATCTATATGAAGTGAGAAATGCAAGAACAAACTTGAAGATCAAAGAAAATTCTGTCATACAAATTGTTCTTTTTGTTTGTCAATCACATCAACACTTATTCCTAGCAATTTGGAAAGAACATCTGAATCTGTATCTATATACTGTTCCCAGTATATAATTCCAGCATCTTCCAGTTTACTAACACTCTTCAAGCCTATTCCCTTGATAACTCCAGATTCAATTTTTGTCATGTCTTCAGAAGGCTCCAATGAAGAAACTTCCATTACCACAACTTCCTCCATAGGCTCTTCTAGTTTCATTTCCTCGATGGTATCCTCTACAGGTTCAACTATTTGAGACTGAACTTGAACAACTGGTTCAGGTTCAGGTTCTGGCTCAACAGCTATTGCCTTGAACATGTACTTTCCATGCTCTACGATGTCCAGTAAACCGACTCCCTTTGTAGCGTGGAGATCACGATCATCTACATATCTTCTGTTCTTTTTTACACTGAATTGATAAGCAATTCCAGTTGTCGGTCCATAATAAACTTCTGCTCCATAATTAGAGCCTTGATATTCAAGTAACGACATTCCGACAGATCCAACTAAAGTATTCACTGATGTCCTTTCTACACTTGTAGGAGATGTACTCTCCCTTCCTCTATTACCACAACAACCCATTGGAAACCTCCCCGAATAAATATCTCTAAATTCTAACTTCATTTGATCGTAATAAAATTTTTGTTGCTCCGAAGATGAATTTCGCAAAGATCTATTTTGTCTTTCTCTTCTATATAGATACCCTGCTCGTTCAACGTGGATACCGCAATATCCTTTTACTCCGAGAGCCACGTTGAAAGACCAATCGTCTCTACCGTACCTAAATCTTTCCGGATATCCACCACATTCTTCCCATGCTTTCTTTGGAAACATAATTCCTGCATGAATAGTGTTTTTATGGATTAATTTGTTGAAATCGTAAGGTGCTGTTCTAAAAACATGTGACATTCTTCTTCCATCTAAAAATAGTATTCCATTATCATAAATAAGAGAGTGCATATTTTTTATCTGGAAGCTCATCATTCCTTCTAGAGAAAAAGATTCTCTCATATCGTCAGCATCTATTCTTGTTATTATTTCTCCTTTAGCTTCGTAAATAGCTGTATTGCATGCCACAGGAGTTCCTGAATTTTTCTTAGTTCTTACATATTTTATTCCTGAAAACTTATTAGCCAACTCATTTACAACAGCTTCGGTATCATCGGTAGAACAGTCGTCTGCGATAATTACTTCGTACGGGAGTAAGGTTTGCTCAGTAAAGAACCCTAATGAGGTCTCTCCTCCGTATATGCTATGTATTAAATCTGACAAATATTTGCCATGATTATATGAAGGAACAATTAAAGACAGCGAAGGAATTTTACCGAGCAAACCTGTTCTCCACAACCAATGTATTCAGTCTTGAGACAACATTGGAAGTGGGAATGCGTAGATTCCCACTTCCGCTAGATAAATATTATGGACAAACAGCAGCACTGAAGCTGGTTTCAGGGAAGAAACTAGATTCCCAAGGATCAGGTGAAATAATTCCACCAGGAGTTGTGCAAAGCACATCTTGGAATCTTGCCTGCGCCCAAGGAGCCCAAAGAAGTAAACGAGGTTCCATTTGAATTTCTCTCTGAATACATGTTTGAGTATTATTCATCCAGGTAAGAATTCTACCACCATCAGTGTAGCGGAAAGGTCCGTCTGAGTAAGCTGCTGGAACAGCAATCATGTTTTTGTATTGACCAGAAATAGTCTTTACATTTCCAACTTTTCCTGTCAATAAATAAACATCTGAAGCACCAGTGTCCTCATCAATCATTGACCAACTGTAACTCACCAATGGAATCTCAAATCCGTCAATGTAGATCTTTCCATCACCAAACATACCACCATTCAAAGAATCTCTGAATTTTCTTGCTTCGTATGATTGGATAGCAACCTGAATATTGGTCGCTCCAGGACAAACACTCCAACAAGTAAATTGATCAAGAATGCAGCGAAGAATATGTGTCGGAGCCATGATAATCATATCGCCAGGAGTCAGTGGTTGTGCATCCAATGCTGGAGCCATCTTGATTCGATCTCGGATTCTGCGATAGACAGCCATGAGAACGTCAATGAAATCGTAAGATGAGCCAACAGCTGCACCATTCCAAGTAATACCGCTACCACCATCAAGGGTATTTCCGTTCCAATCAACAACAACGGAATCCATAGCACGACAGAATCTTCCTGCGCTACTGGTATAACCAGTTTTGATCAGTCTCTGCAATCCATCAAATTGACCAGTTGATGTTTTATTTCCATCAATCAGCATTCGTTTTAGATCCTGAAGCATTGCTTCAGTTGCTAAACGCATGTCAAATTCCTGGTCATCACGAATTGGAGAACCATCCAAACGGTAACGAGGTTGAATTTCACAATACTTCATACCTATGTTTGTCGCATTTCGGGCAGGACCGTGACGACGTAACAAAGCATAATCTTCCAGAGTAAAATCACAAGTTCCAAACTCGACTCCGTTAGAATCACCGCAGGGATCTGAGATGTATCCAGCAGTTCTTGTTCGGTTAGAATCTTCTGGACGGACATAGGTAATAAAGTTTTTCTTGATTATACAGACGTCAGATTTCTCCCATCCGATCCAATCAAGAAATTTGCTTTGACCTTCGAACGATAAGGACATTAAGTCCCGATCTCCGCAAAGATCAAACAAACCACAGCAACCATAGATAGTTGCTAAATCAGATAATGCACTAATAGTCATATTTATCTCCTCATCAAATACGAATTACTTTAGAACTTCTATAGTTCTGCTTGCTAAATCCTCAAAAGATTCCTCTTCGGTTTCTCCCTCGGTTTGAACTCTAGCTCTATGAATTGCAATCGTTTGTTTCTTTCTGGGAAGATCTTTTACCCATTCATCCCTTTTTTGCTCATCATCAGCTTCAAGTTTTACGACTCTTTCCACTAATACTTTATTCTCTTTGATCAATGAACTTCGAAGTCCTGCAACTTCTAAAGCCATATTTTCAAGAGAAACTTTTTGTTGAGCAACCAAATTTCTCAATTCATCGATAGAGTCTGCCATTTTTGGATGCTCGGCTAAACGATTAACGATCTCATTTACCAAATCATCGTCAATCTCCAATGACGCAGGTTCTGAACTTTCCTGAACTGGCTCTGTAGAGGGTGTTTCTTCTTCCTCTGGAACTTCAATTTCAGGAATCTCAGTCTGTTCGTCTTTTGGTTGCTCAGAATTACTTTCCTCAGATTCGCGACGAATAAGACCCTTATCGTTAATTTCTCGGTTTACCTCGTCAACCATACCAATTAATTCCTCTGCAACCTCATCATCTCCAGCTAATTTCTTAATGCCTTCAATTAATTCAGGTTTCATACGGTTCACCTTTCCTTTAGATTTTAATGCAGTGAATAGACAACACGCTTGTTCCTCGGGGAGAATAGAAATCTCCTCGAAATAACCATCTGTATACATAGGAACTTTAATATCCTCAGCTACCTGTTCCATATGTCCTTCCGTCGGCCAGAAAGAGATTGAAGAACCCCAATAATTCGGATCTTCCTCATAAGCTCTTATCATTGCCTTCGCAACAATACCATCATCAAACGTACCGGAAGCCAAAAGAAGATTTTCTTCTCTTGCAACCCAATCAGTCATTCCCATTTTGAGATTTTCACCTTGATGCCAAAAGGTCAAATATGGAAATCTATCATTTTTATATGCATCTTTTACAAGATTGTCAAACAATTTAGAGGAATCAATTGCACCATTTCTATTCAAAACATTTGAAGAAGCCACTAAAAACCATCTAACAGAATTATCCTTCTGCCGTTGGATTATCATACGACTTTCTTTGACAGGTTCAAATACCTCTTCTACACGAATGAGCTCCCCTATCGAAACTTTCGAGTTTTCAACCTCAATAAGAGCTTTATACAATAGTCCATCTTTTGAAAAGATAGCAAACATATCCTTGGATTCATCAACATATAGATCAATGAGCCAAACCCACTCTTCTGATTCCATTGACTTATAAAAAACTTGTTCATAAAGACTTGATATGCTTGTAGAATCCTCGACAGGAGCAGTAACTACTTCTGGAAAAATCTTTTCCGCTGCTTGCCTTAGAAGATTATAAACTTCACTCAGAGTTTCTTTGATCATATCTTTCCTCACCATCTATACTACATTATAGCATTTACAATCTACCTTGACTAGTATTACTTTTTAATCTCGCTCAAAAATCGCTCCAATTCCTCAACTCTATTCTGGAATGAATGATTTTTATCTACAAATCGTTTTCCAGCATTTGCAATATTCCTCCTATCTGCTTCTCTATCTCTCCATTCACCAATTAAATATTCAAGTTCTTCCAACGTATTCCATATGATAAGATGAACTCCATCCTTCAAACCTAGAAATTCCTCCATTCCCGGAATATTTTGCTGCAACATAAATGCTCCAGCATGAAGAGCTTGAAACAATCTATTGGAAACATATCCAATGGATTGCGGATACAAATTATCTCCAATAGCAATCTTAGAGGAACGATATAAAGCATCTCCATCTATAAAATTGTATTGATTAATTCCATCAGCCTTTATATGAGTCGGCCATTTCCCGAATAAACCTACTTTCCAATCTTTATGGTATCGTAGCATTTGACCCATTTGAACTCTTATAGGATTGTAGCAATTTCCTAAAAACATTACATCATACTTATCTTTTTGAATTTGAGACTGCGGTAAAGGAGTATAGTCCTCATATCCTATCTGCCAATACTTAAAATTTATTCCCTGTAATTCATATTCTACTGCAACATCAGCGGTAACAAAGGTCGCCAAATCAAACAATTTTAGAACCTGAATATATGCAGGAGATCTTAACATGGCAAGAGAATAATCTCCATTCCAAGATACAAATGTTGTCTTTGGAAATTCCTCTTTTACTCTCATCATAAAATCATACGTAAGATATTTAGGATTATGATATTGAATCAGTACAACGTCAGGCATAAACATAGAAATCGCATAATATAGATTATCTGTGTTTTGACGATAATTTATTTCAGAAGTAAGAAACTTTTCTGCAAGAGCATCTCTCAATCCATGCTTTGTTTGTAGCTGATGAGGAAATTCATTCTCTTCATAGATAGGAGCATATACAACTCTTCTATCTCGTTTCAAAGGATTTGCCATTCTAGGAGCTGGATGAAGATTCGGTCCTAGAAGCCCATTTCGCGTCCACTTCTTTACCCATTTTTCAGAATCCTCATGAGATCTGTTACCGTTAGTATCACTATTTTTTCTACGCAATTCATCCTTTACCACATAATCATTTATGCAACATGATTCCATAGGTAAAACTTTGAATCCAAGCTCATGAACATTACACGATATCTCATTATCTCCAGCATAGTGTTTGTAATCACCCCACCAACCAACTTTATCACCTAACCATTTTGGAATGATACAAACTTGTCCATAATAGGCTCTTGTTGCTTTACCGTTCTTTACAGCAGGAATCTCTGCTACCTTGTATTCTGGAGAATATCTATTCTGTGGAAAACAACCTATGCCACAATCAAGATTATCATTCATAAATGCAACAGAATTCTGAATAGATTCATACCTAAATTCTATATCGTCATTGGCAATAATTACATATTTTCCCTTAGCAGCTTTGAAGCCAGCGTCAAAGGCTTTTACAATTCCCAGTAATTCACCCTGCTCAATCAAAACTACGTCTGGTTGTTTTCTAAGCCACTCCAAACTTCCATCGGTAGATCCACCCTCAACGATAACAAGCTCATATGGAATGCCCAATCCAACAGAACTTCGTACACTTTTCACCATTCTTTTCAACGAATCAATTCTATTGTATGTTCCTGTAACAATGGAAACGTACGGAGACTCGATCATAGATTAGATTCCTTATAAATAGCCATCAAATCATTATTTTTATGAGCATTTGCTTCAAAAAATATTTGATGATCTGGAAATAATTCTTTAACTTTAGATACCAATGTTTCTAAAGTAATCGGAGACCATCTCAAAAGACCCAACAAGCGCATATCGTCTATCAATATGGTAACTTCAACACTTGCTTTTGAAATGATCTCAAGCTCTTTTACCATAGGAGTACACTCAGCTCCACAGTCAAGATGAGCATCTAAAAAGAATAGTGTTGGAATCTCAAGCAGCGGTACGGTTTTTGAAAGAATATCCACAGAATCTCCAAGAACGCACACTACAAAATCATTTCCCTGAAATCTTCTATAGGCTTCAAAATGTGTCTTTGGATCAAGTTCAATCGTCATAATATTATCATAACCAGCTTCCAAAGCCGTCTGAGTAGAATCTCCTTTAGAAGTACCCGTTTCAAAAAATAGTTCTGTCTTTCCTTTGTATTTCTTTATAACTTCTACTGGCAAACTTGCACTCATTTCATCCCTCCCCAAACTCTAGGTTTTAATAGATCTTCTCCGCTTTCCCATAGAATGGTTATCGTATTAGCAGGAAAAGAATACTGAACAATAGGCTCTCGTGGATATTTTTCAGCAGCCTTCCACATAGCTGGATCTTCCAATAATTTCTCACGCATCACTTTATTCTTAAGAGTTTTATACTTCATATATTGAATCTTAGCATTAGCTGTAGGAGAAGCAGCTACAGGATTATCCTCACTTGGCTCTTCCGAAGGCTCTGGACTCTGTCCCTCTGAGCTTGAGTCTGGACTTTCAACTTCTGGTTGTTCATCAACATCTTCAAGGTCAGTACCATGAACATATTCAGCTTCTGACCAGGACGAGGGTATGATTCCATAATCAGCCAACAAAACTCTAGCTTCCTCTACCGTAATCATGGGTTGTCCATTCACTGTTGCTGTATACATTGTCTTCGCAACATCTACCCATGCTTGCTCAACTTTTGCATGAAGCAAATCACCTTCTTCATCTCTTTGGTCAAAGGTAAAGGTTACAGAATCCGGTAGAAAATTCTGTAATTGTTCTTGGAAGCCGAGCACAAAGTCAAGCCTACCTTTTCCAGTAGCTTTCTCATGCTGTAACGCAACTTCATTACCACGACCTAAAGCACCATATTGAACAGGATAAAATTCGCTTGCATCATATCCAAAACACAAGGCATATCCATATAAAATCATATCCGTCCACTCTTTGAGATTGAACGAAGTTGGAAGTTCAGATAAAGCTATCATTTTTGCATCAACACTTGCTGAAGCAGAAGCTAACACAGCAACAGATCCAAAATATTGCATCATGTTTTGATCAAGCTCTGCATCTCTAGCTTCCATAGCGTCATCCCATTGTTTACGATTGATCCCAGATAAAAGCATCAATCCTCTAGGAGCTCTTGCACCTAATCGTTCCTCATCATGCCTATAAACTGCTCGCATGAGCTGTCCAAGTTGCAAAGCACGATCAATGGCACAATTCCCAAGACCTCGATAATCTTCTCTAATAGAGGGTAAAGAAGCCACCCGGAAGAAGTCAGTATCTTTCCAGTTCTGAACCTTGCCTTTCGAAGGAGAATATCTTAAGGGAGTTTTATAATTTCCTGTCAAATAGCATCTCGTAGGATCTACATGATATAAAGCACGAACAGGTCCATTCTTTCCCTCAGTTCCCAATTCTACAACAGATCCCATATTGGTAGACCAG